TTTGAAAGGATAGAACGATGATAGCACTTAAATTTATAATGATATGTTCAGCGATTAGTTTTGTATGTTCGTTGTGGGCGGATTATTTGTTGGAGGATTAAAATAATGAGAACACAATATAACAATGGCAATGATATTAGTCTACAGGAAAACGGATGTGACGGATGTAGTCCCGATATGATAAATGGGATTTTATGCCATGAAAGTGGTTGTCCAGACGCATGGCGGGATTATGATAGAGATTGTAAATGGTGTGGACAAACATTTCAGCCAGAAAACAGAAATCAACAATTCTGTGATAATGAATGTGCCACCGCGTATAATTAACAACAGTGCTACTGTATTGGAGGTGAAGATGTTATATCAAAAAGCAGATATTAAAGATGGACAAATTGTAATTACTGAATCAAAACAAATGGATAAAGTAATTAAATGGTTGGCAATAGCGGCGTTTGTGGCATCGTGTTAACGAGAAAGTGAGGAATAAAGTGGATAGAATTACACAGAAAAATTTAGAATGCTTAGTCAAGAGAATTAACCAAGCTACCAATTCACCGGCAGAAACATTTACAAAAGAAGGTAATCCGCCGTTTTTGTGGAATATTGGCAATTACCACTTGGATTATGCTTATAGTGGTGTTAAGCTTGTACAAACAGCTAATGAGCATGGTGGAATTAGAACTATTTCCACTGGTGGATATAGAACAAAACGAGAGCTGTATCAGTGGATGCAAGCATTCTTGGCTGGATTAGAAAATAATTGAAAGATTTTACTTGCACTTTGAATGGAAATAGTTTATACTTTATGTAGGTTAATTGAAAGGGATAAAAATGATAAAAGAGCTTTCAAAATTTGATTTGCCAAGTGGCTATAGGAATGCAGGATTTAATAATAATCCTGAACCGCTTTTAACACAAGAAAATATGTCAGCTATATGGAATAAGTTAAACGAGTTAATTGATGCGTTTAATAGACATATAGAGCAAAGACACCATAGCTAATAAAATCATCTATCCTTCTCTTAATACCCTCCAGTGTGTAGCTGGGGGGATTTAAGCGAATGATGGTTTGATTAGGAGATTAAAAGTGAATAAATATACAAATGGGCAATTAGCAGTATCCTCAAGTTTCATAATTGTGAACATTGAGACTGGTAAAGTTGTTGGTAATACACAACCAATGGGAGTTGAAGGTTTGGATATATCTTATGCTGAAGCGTGTGCGTATGCTGTTCTTTTTGCTGTCGCTCCTGATTTACTGAAAGCATTAAAGAAAATAGCTAAACATGAGAAAGGATGTAAAAAACGCAACATAGGGTATGATATTACCGTTGATAATATAGCCACAGAAGCTATAACTAAAGTGGAGGTAGAAAATGAGTAAATGGACGTTCAAAAGTGACAGTGCTGGTCATGGAGCACAGAAACGCAAGACAAAGCGTATTAAGAAGAAGCGTGTTAAGCGTGATATATGGAGGTAAGATGAAAGACAAAGAACAAACCAAAACAGTGTTTCGGATTTATCCAGACGGAGAGGTTATTGCGTTGTTTCCTCAAATAGAAGCGCGTGGTTATTCATGTAGTAGTTATTTGCATGTAGGACAACATGGTGCGGCTGATATTGACCTTGTAGTCCGTGAAACCAGATTGGCTAAACCAAAAGAATATAAATCGTTGTTGAAAGAACTTAAAAAGATTGGATATAGGCCGAAGATTATGAAACGATGTACTTATAAAGACTTTTTGTTGCGGAGGCAAAAGAATGAGCAAAGAAGATATTGACAGACAATGTGAACGTGAGGGGCAAGCGTTACGGCGACAGGGCAGGAATTTTAATCATAATGACAGCCGGACGAGACAGCAGATGAACTATAACAAAAAGCGGTTTGATAGATTGTTTAGGAGATAGTAAAATGAATATTAGAATTGAGATTAATACGGATAATGATGCGTTTACGGATAATGAATCTCAAGAAACTTGCAGGATATTACATGAGCTAATAGATAGGATTTACAGATATTCTCACTTTAGCCCTGACCATTGTCAGCTGTTACGTGATTATAACGGCAATACAGTAGGGCGTTTTGATATATTAGAATAATCTGCGGGGGTAATAAAATGGCCGATAGCTTTATAAATCGTAAGGCATGTAAAGAGTTTGCATTAAGATGGGCGCAAGAGACAAGGACAGGATGGATGCCAAGTCAGGTGTCTAAGGGGTTTATTGATGATTTGGATGCTAAGGTTAGATTGTTGATACAAGGTGCGGTGCAAAAGCATAGGACGGTTGGGCGGACTGTAAAGGATTTGTTTTGATAATTGTTTATTGAAAGGAAATAAAAGTGGGAGATTATAAGAAAAACCCAATATATCCATTTGAAATTAAAGTGCCCAATAAGATTAGGAAACGAATAACACTACATGAAAAAGATGAAGTTGACGATAATATTACTAAGAGAAATAATCTGAAAAATCAAGGAATAAAAAGTACGCTTTTTAATGTAGGATTAAAGATACGAGACAAAATAAGAGGGAGAGTATAGAAATTAAATAGAGCACGGTATGAACTTGTGTGGTTTAGCATGTGAATAGAGGATTATTGAAAGTGAGGTAGAAAATGAATCCAAGACTGGAACAGGTATTAAATAGTTTGCCGGATTTGGTGTATCGTGGTGTGTATACCAGTAAGGAAGCGGTGCAGATATTGTTGGCGATTTGGGAGGAAACGCAAAATGAGAACCACTAAACTTATTATTTTACTGTTATTGGCATCTGTGGCAACAGCGACAACTTCGGATTTGGTGGTCGAAGGTGTTGGGCCAAATAATAATATCAATCTACATCAAGTCGGCGGGCAATTGACACAAGCGCCTAATTACGAATGGTGGTACGGATGTAGCCCGACTTCGGCGGGAATGATGATGGGGTATTATGATAGGAATGGATTTAGCGATATTGTGCCTGGGACTATTGCCGAATTGAACACATATCCATCGGAAGCGGGATGGTGGGATTATGCGATTCAGAATAAGATTGCAAGTGTGGGGCATGTTGCAGACTTTTATTATGCCGGTAATGATGGTTATGGCGATGACCCATTGATACCCTCACATAGTTTTAATTGCCTTGCGGATTTTATGGGGACGAGTCAGGATAACTTGAGCCCTATTTATAGCGGCAATCCGAATGGATGGACGGCGTTTCTTTATTATAATGACAATAGGCCGTTGTCTGTTGTGGATTTGGATGCGTTAGGTGAGGATTATTATAATATTGATGGCGGCTATGGGATTGATGAGTTTATGGAGTATGCTGGATATGATACTGCCGATGTTTACAATCAATATATTGCCGGTTATAATGGAGTGGCAGAAGGGTTTACATTGGAACAGTATAAAAGCGAGATTGACGCTGGCAGGCCGGTATTGATTCATGTGGATAACCATACGATGTTTGGATATGGATATATTGATGGGACGGATTATATTAATGTATATGACACGTGGTTCCCAAATGGACAAAGCCCTGGGTTAATGGCCTGGGGCGAAACATATCCTTATGGAGTTATAGACCTGGAACATTATGGCGTTACCGTTATGCAGCCTATCCCTGAGCCGTCTACAGTGGTGATATTGGGATTAGGTGGGATGTTTTTATTGATACGTAAATTGAGGAGAATAAAATGAGTATGACCTGTATTGCAGCTATAGCTAAAGCAGAGAAATCCGAATAACTCCAATATATGAGAGTTATGAGCAAGTATTATGTCGCCCGGAACCGAGATCGGGCTTTAGAAAGGACATGAGATATGACATATAGAAATCTAACAAGCGAACAGTTTAACAAAGTGAAAGATCTTGCATCCCATAGATGTACTAAACTCGGATTGAAAACCATAGGAGAGTATAAGCGGGTTGGGAATGAGATAATTGATGAAATAGAAGCCGGAAAACTAAAGTTCATTTTCGATTGCCAAAATAACATTGTAATTGTTGAAAACTAACACTAACCGAGATCGTCGCTCCTGCGGCGGCTCACAAATTGAAAGGGTGGAAAATGAAACAGATGATTTCAAAATGTGATAAATGTAAGAAGCTGACGGATGAATTGATTGATGTGTCTGTGGTTAATCGCAACCAAGAGGTAAATCAAGAAAATAAAGGCGGTTATCACAAGAACTATAATGACTATTTTACTGCGACTTTTCTTAGTACTCCTAATACAAAATATCCTACCATTAAGATGGAACTATGTGAAGATTGTGTGCGAGTATTGCTGCATTGGCTCGGCCATCCTGAGAATGAGTTTGTTAGATCACAGATAGGATAAATATAATGAGATTGATAAGAGATAAAGGCTATTTTGGTATTGGTATTTATAATACAAAAATAGGCGCGAATGTTGGTACTTTATGGCGAAGTGCAAATATTTTTGGTGTGTCTTTCATCTTCACAATAGGGCATCGGTACAAAAAACAAAGCTCGGACACCATGAAAACACCGAATGACATACCACTTTTGGCCTTCGATAATTTCGATGATTTCTACAAACACTTGCCCTATGGATGTCAATTAGTGGGTATAGAAATTGTTGAGACAGCAATAAAGATTCAGGAGTTTGAACACCCAAAACAATGTGTTTATTTGCTTGGGGCTGAGGATCATGGGCTGCCTGATAGTGTGCTTGGTAAGTGTCAGGGTGTGGTTGTGCTGCCTGGTGATTATTGTTTGAATGTTGCTACGGCTGGTTCAATAGTGTTGTATGATAGAATATTGAAAGAATAAACAATGAAAGGGCGACAATGACTGACGATGAGATTATGTATAAGGCGTTTATGGTAGTTTGGAAAGTGTTAGGACAGGTGCGGCCTGGAATTACCTATGAGGAGAGGTTTATCAGGGCACTTTTGGCAACAAGTCAGGATAAGTTTGACAGGGCTAAGAGGCTAAATCCGAGGAAAATTGACAAATTAAGACGAATTGTGTCAAAATAGGGAGGCCAAATAAGGGTAAAAAGTGTGTCATATCGTTGTTTTTAAGCTGAAAACAAGATGTCACTACCCTCGTTTTTAGACTAAAAATAACGGTGACAAGAAAAATAGCTAAAATGGCGTGTCACTACCCCTATTTTCAACCTAATTAAATGGCTTTATCTGAAAAAGAAACAATTTGTATATATATTTTTTATTTTTTTTATTATATAATAATAAATAGCAAATGGTTCCTTTTTTGGAGGTAATTTTTAATTAAATATCAAATTGTTCCGTTTTTCACTTGACTTTTGACGGATGTGTGATATAATAAAGGTGAATGATTGAGAGTAAAAGGAGACAAAAATGAAAGACTATACACCTGGTTTACTAAGACATAGATGTTCAAATTTAATGCGAATTGGTAAGCCAATAAAAGTTTATCAATATACAGCACAAAAACGTAAACCATGTCCTAATTGTGGTAAAAAAATACCTGTATTAGTAACCAATAAAGAATACTAAGGATAAACAATGACCAAGAAGATTAAGCGAGCAAAGAGTAAAAGAGCAATCAATCCGGTAGAAGAGTATAAAAAGACAGTAAGTAAATATCTTGTTCTGAATGAAAGCCATGATTACATTGATTTTGTCTTTGGTGTGATTTTTGCAAATAGATTGGATGCCAAACCAATATGGGCTTATTTGATTGGGCCAAGTGCGGCGGGGAAGACTACAGTAATTGACCCAATGAACGGGCATGAAAGTGTTTTGGTAACAGATGATTTAACTCACGCCAGTTTGTTACCTGGCATTAAGGCGGGGAGGCCAACTGAGAAGACAGCAAAAGCAGCAGTTAAAAATTCATTATTAAGTCGTGCCGATGGAAAGATTCTTATTGTAAAGGATATGTCGCCGTTGCTGACAAAACATTATGATGAGTTGAAGTCAATTTTAGGTGTATTGAGGACGGCCTATGATGGCACATATTCCAAGAATTTTGGCAATATAGGTGAAGTTAAGATTAATTGCAGGTTTGGTTTTATTGCTGCTGTTACTGATGATATTGATAACCATTCTATTATTGATTCGGAATTGGGGCAAAGGTTTATTGGGTACAGGATGCCTTCTATCAGTTTGAAGGAGGAGAGAGCGATATGTGATGCTGTGAGGGAGAATAAAGAAAGTGTGTTGAATGAGGTGCTGCATGAAGCGGCGTGTAAGGTGTTGGATAGAGGGCCAAAAGAGCCGAGTATTACGAAAAGGCAAGCTGATACAATTATGTATGCGGCTGAATTAGTTGGTTTGGCGAGAACAGGGATAAGAAGAGATAAATACAGACGTGATGCCAGAGTGTCGAGACCGGAAAGAACGGCAAGGCTGTATTCTCAATTGATTAGTTTGGCGAAAGGCGTGGCGATGGCAAGAGGGCATAAGAGGGTGATGGGGGAGGATGTGGTGTTTGTCAGGCATGTGGCCGCACATACATTGAGCCTTGAGACATTGCGCTTGTTGAACATGTTTATCGACTTCGGCGGGCTGACTATTGATAGGCTGCATGATAGATTCGGTTGGCATAAAGATACGTGTTTTGAGAAACTTGACAATCTTAAACAAGTGGGAATATGTGATACCGAACCAATTGCCGGTAAAAAGGGGAGGGATGAAACTATGTGGACGTTGAAGAGGCCGGATCAGTGGGAGAAGATGTTGAGGAAATTGGATTATGATGTATGTTATCATGGTAGTGCGAGTAAGAGGGGTAAGAGAATTAAATTTTGATTTGAATAATAGGAGATGAGACTATGTGTGTTGATAAAGCTATTTTTCCCAAGTACATTGGTCAGATGGATGTTAAAAAATCTGTAGAAAAGTAAAAGATTTTTCTTGACATTAACCAAATATGTGTTATAATGTTGTATAGAGATTGAGAGTAAAAGAGGGATTAAAAGGAGCGAAACTAATGATTAAATTACTAAAAGATGAAGTGCCGAAAGGAATTTGGGTTGGTAATATGAAGGATGGAGATGTTGGTGTTATTGTTGCATGGGCTTGTGATGAACATGAATATGTAAATCAAATTGTTCAAAGGTTTGATGATATATTAATCACAATTGGTGAATCATCTGGCTGTGTGTGGCATGGTATGAATAAGTTGGATGTTCGTTGCCGTGTGAGGCTGTTGGAAAAGGGTGAGAAGTTGGTTGTAACTTAAAATTTGAAAAAGCAATTGACATAATCCTCCATTTATATACGACAGAGGTAATAAAAAATGAATCCTAATGCCGGTAATTCTAAATTAACAAGAATGGGATCATTGAACATACTTGAAAGACGTAATCTTGTTGAACTTTATTGTAATGTGGCGAACCTACTTCCTATTGACGAGTGCATGCTTTTTCATCTTTTTTACAGACATGGATATTCAACTATAGAAATATCACAGCTTTTAATGAAGCATGATGCAACAATATCAAGACGTTTGAAAAAAATAGGAGACAAAATAACAAAAATAATAAGAGGGAAAGTGCCGCGCTCACAAATGACAAGGACGGCAGACGCACAAGTAAGACTAAAAAGGTAGATGTTCTTGCTCGTCCTTGTTTGTTTTTTGACAAATAAATACAGGAGGATATGCCGATAGTTGGGTAATGGCGGTTCAACACCGTCCGTTATAAGGTTACCACCATGTAACTGGTGCTTATGGCGTAGGCAATCCTTTTTTGAAAAGTAAATAATACCAGCAAGGGGCGGCGGCGTGTGTGAAACGCAGGGTGTAGTACAGCTTTAATCCGCTACCGGAGATAGCAAGCAGGTAAGAATCCTGCCTGCCCATTTATTTTTGATAAACTGGAGCAAATAATTAAAGGAGAAAATAATGAAACTAAAAGTACGTTGTTATAAAGATTATTATATAGGCGGTATAGGCGGTAAAGGCTGGTATTTATGGCATGACGGCACAATTCATAATGTAGCATATGACATAAAGGCAAACAAATTAGATGAGGGATATTGGACTTCTAAGCAAGAGGCGCAGCAATTCCTCGATGACTGGCTACCCCAAAAAGATTGGATAACGCAGGAACAAGTGAAACAAGCTGCCGAACATTCAGATGAAATGGCTTTAATGTGTTCGTTAAACCATTGGAAACAAATGTTGTTGGCCGGAAAAGATAAGTATTTTGTTGGTGTTTATGAGGAAAAAGTAAACCATACTCAGGATTATTGTGCTTTATGTAAACGACATAAATCTGAGAGAAACTGCCCATTAGAAAAGAATTGTGACTCTCATTGTGTACCAGAGTACAGAGATTGGAGCCGCCCAACTTGGGAAGAAGGGCATATTAGGATGTTGAATAAATTGCAGGAGACTTACAATAAATTATATATTGATGCTAAAGACGTGCCAAATGGAGAAGCACTTTTTTGGTGTGATTCAGGTGGCGTTTATTGGAATGATAAAAAAGTTGTTAATTTTAAGGGCAAGAAAATGAAAGAAATAGAAATTAAAGGCAAGAAGTTTTCGGAAGAGACAATAGTTGAGGCGTTGAAAGCCCATGTTGGATTTGAAGAGACGTATCAGTTTAAGGCTGGGGATGTTTGTATAAACGATTTTGGAGATAAAAGAATTATTTGTAAATCAAATTCAGCTTCAGAATTAGTTTCTTTTAATTCAGAAGGAAAAGCACAGAGTGTTGGGCAGAGTGGGTTTGAACTCATGGGCTATGAGAAAATCGGAGAATTGAAAGATTTCTTGAAATAAATCAGGCTGAAAATGTTTTTACATTTATCATCGATGAGGCTGATGATGCAAAGCTAATTGGTAAAGGAATTCCACAAAGAGTGTATACTGGAGAGCCAAAAAATGACTAAAGAAAAGTTTGAAAAATTAGAAAGAGGGTGTATTGTTCGACATGTTCGTAGTGCAAATAGCTATGTTATTGAGCAGTGTATTTCATCAAAGCGAGATAGGTTTATTGGTGTAGATACGATAGTAATAACTAATCCTGATGAGTGGGTTGTTGTGAAGGAATAAAATGAGCAAAAGAAGTGACAAATTAGAACATCTAAGTAAATTCTGCAATCTCGAAACGGGTGAACTTGATATGAATGAGTTCGCCGATTTGGAATTGCTATACCAGAAAGGCAGACGTTTCCACAAGTTATCACAAAGGATAAGTCGCTGTCATCTATGCGAAAGGATGAATATAGGTAGGGTGACGGAAGCGTGTTCAGGGTGGGGTAATCTCAATGCTGATGTAATGTTTGTAGGACAGAGTTTGCACGAACCAGGGATGTATTCTCAGATACCGTTTATACTTGGATCAGGTTTGATGATTGATGCTGCTTTGAGATTAAGTGGAATTGACAGGCATGATTGTTTTTGGACAAATGTTGTATTATGCCATCCTGAGAGGAATAGGGCGAGCACGGATGAGGAGAAGGAAAATTGCTGGTCATATCTGGCAGAGGAGATTGACATTGTTCAGCCGCGTGTGGTTGTAGCATTAGGTAGAGATGCCGAACAAGGTGTTAAGAAATACATGGAAACAAGGGAGTATGGGTTTAAGTATCTAAAGTATCAACATCCGGCAAGTTTGATATATAGCAGCCCTGAAGCGAGGCCGAATTGGGTTGTGAAATTGTCACTTGATTTGGATAAAATTTTGGGAGACAAGAAATGAAAAAGAAACTTGGGTTCTGGTACTTTTGTCATCCATACTCAGCCGAGACCGAAGAAGGTAGGATAGCTAATTACGAATTGTGTTGTAGAAGGTCTGCCAAACTTGTTCTTAAAGGGCATAATATATTCAGCCCGATTGTTCATTCACATTCGATTGAAATAGCCAGCCCTGAAATGTTGAAATGGCCGATAGATAAACGATGGCAATTTTGGATGGATATAGACTTTGCTATCCTCGAATATGTCGGGTTTACAGGAGTGATACTTGGGCCGGAATGGGGCAAGTCAAATGGATGTCAAAGGGAATATGATTGGTTTTTGTCACATGTTAGGCCGGATGGTAAGCCGTATGATGTTTTGAGATACTATGATTTGATGGGAGATTAAAGAATGAAAACATCTGAATTTATATCATTTGTTGTATCATTAGAAAATAATAATCTTGATTTATCTGACACCCACACGCTTCATTCTGTTTTGGGCATCGCAGGAGAAGCAGGAGAGATAATAGATTTGGTAAAAAAGTCTGTAGTATATCATCAGACACTTGATATAAAAAACCTTAAAGAAGAACTTGGTGATTTGCTGCACTATGTAGCAATGCTGCTAAACGCCCAGAATTGGTCTTTTGAAGAGGTGTTTGAATCTAACGCAATAAAACTAAGAAAACGCTATCCAAATGGATTTACTTATGAAGATGCAGTAGCCAGAAAAGACAAACAAGGAGATTAAGAATGGAAGATTTTATAAACAAACACACTGATGAATTACACAAAAATGAAGAAGAAAAGAAACAAAATAGTGATATAAGGCAGTTTGAAGGTGGAGCGACAAGAGATGCAGACGACCATCCAGAAAAGCCAAGTTACTATAAAGCTTTGTCACCAATTGTTCTACGTGAATATACGAAATACTTGGGACGACACAGAATAGCAAGTGGTGGTTCAAAGCGTGATTGGGACAATTGGAAATCGGGAATACCCAAAGATGTTTACATGGATGGATTGCTTAGACATACAATGGCTGTTTGGTTGATTCAACATGGATTTAGAAGTTTTGATAATCACGGTGAAGTTAGTTTGGTTGATTCATTGAATGGTGTGTTGTTTAACACAATAGGGATGTTGCATGAGATTTTGAAAAAAGAGATTAAAGTCGAAGATAAAGCGTATTATGATTCTATAACTGAGATGATTGATAGTAAAAATGAGTGATTATCAAGATATATTGCTGCAACATAAACAAGCCAAACGTATTTGGAAGTACGATAAGCAATCAAGGTTATTGCTGCGAAAAAAGAAAGAGATAGTAGCGGCAGATACAGAAACGACCAGTTTGTTGTTCCATACACCGTCTGTCTTACACGATGACAATGATAGAATAGTTGACAATCCATTTCCATTTGGTTTGACGCTTGCCTTTCCTCATCGTGACAGATTGATTTTAGTGTGGGGTAGATATGGTACAGACTTGTATAAAGCTTGTATGGATGTGTTTGCTTCCGACTGTATGAAGGCGTGGCATAATTCAAAATACGATTTGAGGGTGTGTAAGACAAATGGAATTGAAGTTAATGGTGTTCAGTTATGTACCTTGACGATGAGTAGGATTTATTGGGATAGACGTAAGAGTCATTCATTGCAGGCATTGAGCGAATTTATCTGTCCTGGTATATCAGATTGGGAGGAAGGCTTAAAGAAAGAATTGACCAAATTGAGACGGCAATGGAGTAAGAAGAAAGATGAATGGAATCCGGCCTGGACTGGAGACCCGAAGGAATATGTAAATTATAGTTTCCTGCCTGATAGGATGATTGGTGAGTATAGCCAGACTGATGTGTTTGTAGTGTGGCAGTTGTTTAAGAAATTGTCACCGTATATGTGTGAGGAGTATGCGAGCATATTTGACAGGGAAATGGCTGTCACTCATGTTGTTACTAAGATTGAAGAAGCTGGAATGGGATTTGATGCCAAACGTGGCAGGGCTGAGTTGAAGAAATTGTTGCCCAAGATTAAACTGAAGAGGAGAATACTTGAGGAATTGTCATCACCTGATTTCACACTTGGGCCAAAGAGGATTTTGGAAGCGTTGCGGTTTTTAGGTGTTAAGTCAAAGCAATTAAAAGCGAAAGGCAAAGAGACTACGAATGTCGATGTGTTGAATCAAGCTGTTAGAGATGGTGTGCCTAAAAGGGCTGAGAGGTTTATCAAAGTGTTGTTGGACTATAGGGCGTATAATAAGATAGCCAATACCTATTTGAAACCATTGACCGAACAGGCTGAGAGAACTGGCGGGACTGTATATACTACTATTAATCCCACTGATTCAAGGACAGGGAGGCCAGCCAGTCGCGATCCAAACCTATTAAATATACCTAATCAGGATGTGAAGCAAAGAGGTAGACAGAATAAAGTAAGAGATTGTTTTGTTCCTCGCAGCAGTAAAAAATATAAATTTCCTAAAATTATTTTGCCTGTTTATGATGAACTTCAAATCGAATGGAATGGAGCTATATATTACTTCGATGTCAGTCAACAGGAAATGGCAATGTTTCTAAGCTATGCTGGTGCTGACGATATGTTACGGGCATATTTTGATGGTGCTGACCTTCACCAACACATGGCTGATTTGTTAGGTAGACCGGAGAAAAGAAAGATTATTAAGAACCAGAACTTTGGCGTGATATACGGATTGGGTATTAGGGCTATGGCCGCTTCACAGAATCTAAGTATTGAACAGGCCAAGAAGGAGATGAAGATTTACAATGAAGAGTTTCCTTTTATTTATGAATTGCAGGAAAGATTGAAAGATGAATTAGGGTTTTACAAATATGTTCAAGATTATTTTGGTAAACCATATCATGTTCCATACGGTCAAGCGTATAAGGCAGTTAATGCAATTGTTCAGGGTGGCTGCGCCCAGGCTTTTAAGCAAGGGTTGTTACAGGTTGATGAATTGTTGGAGAAAAAGAAACGAAAAAGTGAAAAACAGTTTTGCCAAGAGACTATAAGAGCGATGAGTGAAGTTAAGGAATTGATGGGTGTTGGTTTGAGGTTCAGGGTGGATGTTAAGAAAACGACTACGAATTGGACAGAAAAGAAAAAATTAAAAATTTAGGAGATTTCTCTTGACATTGGTGAAATATATGTTATAATAGTTTACAGAGTGGATGAGTAAGAGAGATTAAAAGGAGCAAATAATGTCAGATAGATGGGGGCCAAGTGAAGATTGTCCGGTATGTAGCCAACCACAATCGTATGGTCATTTTGCCAAATGCCCTGTATGTGAGAGAACGATGTGCGATTGGTGTGTTGGACATGAGCATGAATGTGGGAATGAACAGGAGAAATAAAAGAATGATAGAATTTGAAAGCAATGATATAACCATAAGAGCTACAAGGCAACAATACATTGAAGCCAAAACTAAAGATTTGCAGGAATTTGGTTATCCTCATTTAACTCAAGCACATGTAGAGACTCAATTGGAATATGTGCTTACGGGCAGAAGGCCGTTGGATATAATTGGAAGCTTTATTGAAAGTGATAGTGTTAAAGAAACAGGTGGGGATGAACAAGGAGATTTAGAATGAGAAAGATAAAATTTAGACTAATTCGAGATAATAAAATTGTTGGATATGAATTACATGAATTTGATATGAACCATGTTTACATTTTTCATAGCAGAATTAATGATGACAGTAGTTATAATATTACTGCCGTAGAAGGTGCTGAAATAACATGTGATATGAAAGAACAATTTACTGGTCTTTGTGACAAGAACGGCAAAGAGGTATATGAGGGGGATATAGTAACACTATCTTACGGCATACCACCAACATTTGATACACTTCTTATTGAATATGCAGACGATGAATATGTTGCAGATATATCAGTAAGTGGATGGTGGATGCGAAACATAAGACCAAATGGTTGTTCTTCGAGTTTGTGTAAAACGTATGAAAATGACATCGAAATCATAGGCAACATCCACGAAAATCCAGAACTATTGAAAGAACAATAATGAGAAAAATAGACGACATGGATTATATGTGGATTATTATAGGTTTGATTGCGGCATTTTTAGTTTTTGGTGTTCCTGCTTTAGCTACTTGGTTAGGGGTGTTTTAATGAGATATTTGAAAGTCAAAAAAACCCCAAAGCAATTCACCGTTCTTGTTGACGACCGTGAAAAGAAAGCATGGGACTTGCCGTATAAAATTGAAAAGAAACGATTGAAGACAGGGGATTATACGATAAAAGGTTTTGAGAAAGTTGTGGCAATTGAAAAGAAAAGTGGAATGATTGAGTTGTTGAACGATTTGGCAAATGGGTATCGTGGTACGTTTGAAAGATTTTTGAAACGTCTAAGTGAATATCCGGTTAAGGTTATTGTCGTAGAAGATACCTTGAGTGAATTGAGTATTAGTAGGGCATTAACACATGTAAGGAAAAAGAGTAGAGGTAAGGCAAGGTTGACATCAAGGTCGATACACTATTGGGCGGCAGATATAGCCACTAAATATGGAATACCGATTGTGTTTGTTGGAAAGAGGGCTAAAATGGATTTATTGCCGGAGATTTTCAGAGCGGCTTTTGAAAGGGCGAATGAATTATGAAACGTAAAAAACACAAAAAGAAATGTGCATGTGACAGTTGTAGAATGAAAGCAACATGTCCGGCTAAAGGTGAGAGGTGTAATGATTATGTTAAAGACGAATGAACTTTAATTAAAAGGAGCAAAACAATGGTTAAGAAAAAACCAAATAATTCAATTGTACCTGTTGAAGTTGTTCAAAAGGCTGAAAGTGATGCTGTCTTAATGACACAACAGGCTGAGGCTATTCAAGTGACTACGGCTGAACAGGAGGAACAGGCATATACAGCTTTGACAGAAATCAAACAGGCGATTAAGACTATCGAGAGTAAGAGGAAAGAGATTACAAAACCGCTTAATGCCAGTCTGAAGGCTACTAATGCAATGTTCAAAACATTGAGCGGGCCGTTTTTGGAAGCAGATAGAGTAGTACGGGATAAGGTAATGGATTTTAGAGAAGTGCAAGAGGAAAGGGCACAGAAAGAATTGGAACGGAGGCAGAAAATTCAGGCCGCACATGAGAAGAAGGGACACGAAACACATGAGATTACAGCACCTAAAGTTGAAGTAGCCAAAACGACTGTGACCACAAAGCGATGGACGTTTGAATTGATTGATATTAATAAAGTGCCGAGAGAATACCTTGCTTTGGATAATGTGGCTGTAAATAAGGCCATACGGAATGGTGTAAGAGAGATAGCTGGGTTGGATGTATTTCAAGTAGAAGGGTTAAGGGTTTAAGGAAAGAAAGGATAACTAATGCACATCATTGAGCATACGATTAATTGTCAATCACGTTCAGATAGAATTGAAATATTTCCGTTTTTTGATGCCCATGTAGGAAAATACAACTGTGATGAAGAGGCTATAAAGAAACAAATCACCGAGATTATTCGCCGGTCTGAGATGCCTAACCGTCATGTACGTGCGTTTTTTGGTGGTGATAATGTGAATAGCATCAAAGCCACCCAGGACAAGCGGTTCGACTTTGGTGAATTGGCCGATTGGTTTGTTGAAGGTAAAGCCCTTAATATTAAGGAAAAGTTAAGCGATATATGTGGACAGGAAATTGACCATTTTTGCAAACTTTTTGATCCCATTAAACATCTTATACTTGGGGCGATGTGCGGCAATCATGAGAAATCAATGAAGACGAGGAATAATACAAATGTCCATGAGGCTGTGTGTCAACGAATGGGGCTTGTGAATTTAACCGATGAATGTTTGATTGTTCTACACTTTAAGCGGGGCAAACGAGACAGTAAAACTATTACTATATACGCTCGTCATGGCTATGGTGGTGGTCGTACTGCCGGTGCTGAGGCCAACAAACTTGAGCGGCTGGTAAACGAGTGGGAATGTGCTGATGTGGCGTTGAGCGGCCATACACATAGTTTCAGAATTGAACCGCCTAAGCCGTCACCTTATATCTACGGTATGAAGTCTAAGGACGGGCCTACGCTTGAATACAGAAGCCGTTGGGCGGCTAATCCTGGATGTTGGCTGTTAAGTCATAAACTTGGGCCAGGGAGTTATGAATCTATGCAGGCGTATCCGGCAAGGGCAATGATGACACTGAAGATTGTAGTTTGGCCGTTTTATGGTAATGGTAAGATTGAGCGGCCTAAATTAGAATTACGTCATTATCCGATTTTGTAAGGGATTGAAATGGGAAGTTATTACTATTTATTTGATACAGAGTGTCCCTATTGTGGTAAAACAGTTGACGAAATAATATTTGCTGAAAATTCCTACAATGAAAACGGAGAGCCACAAGGATATGATACTTCGAGATGTGAACATTGTGGTGAATTAATCAAAGTCTGGATGGAGACTAAAACAGGGAAACTTGAAGAATGAAAAAACCAAATAAAACAAAACTTATCAACTTAAAAACATATAATAAAGAAGATTATGTATTAATTGATAGGACTACAATATTTGGTAATCCATATCTGATAGGAAAACATGGCAGCAGAAAAGATGTTATTGCGAGACACAAAAGGTATTTTTATAATAGACTTAAAGACGCGCTGTTTCGAGAAGCTGTAGAAAGTCTTGCTGGTAAGACATTAGCCTGTTGGTGTACGCCACTGCTTTGTCATGGTGATGTAATTATTGAATATCTGGAGTCATTAGATGAAAAAACCAAATAAGATAATTCCAAGTACTAAATTAAAAATGGTATCTTGCCATAAAATGTGGGACTTTGCCTGTCCTCGTAGATACTTCTGGCGGCGTGTGATGAATTTTCAAAGTAAGAACCTAAATATGAACTTTTATTATGGAAGTGTCTTAGGTGCTGGCTTTGAAGCTATCCTATTAGGCAAGAAAAACTGGAAACAATTGATGCGTAAGGAACATAATCGTCAGATTAAAGGGTATGACATAAGCAAGTTAGTTGATGAACTTGATTTGCAATACCGTCTCATTGAAGTCATATTAGAACAAGCTAAAGTACAGGCCAAGCAATATGGAATGTCACTCACTAAGTCACAAGTATCTGTCAATACTAAACTTAGGTGTGGTGTCATTTACTGCGGCACTGAAGATGGTGAAGGTGTGTATGAAGGAAAGCAAAGTTTGTTTGAGATTAAGACAGCTTCTAAAGTCAATCAAGGATATTTAGACTCATTAAAACTCGACAAACAGATTAACGCCTACTGTTGGGCCAATCGAAGTGGTGAGTTATATGATCCTATTAAAAAGAAAACATTGAAAAACAAACACTATAATAAATGTGTGTATTGTATTTTTAAGAAACCCCAAAAAAGACTGAAGAAGAACCAAACACCCGATGAGTTTGTCGAAGAGATTGCGCAAGACTGTATTGACAGGCCGGAAATGTATTACGAATGGTTGCAGTTGTCACTTGTCAAACCGTTTGTCGATTCGGTTGGCCAAAGTATTGAACGTATGGCTGAGATACTTAAAGATATTTATTGTAGATTAAGTAAAAAACAATTACTTGATCCTAACTACTGGCCTGAAATGGAATCTAAATGCAGCGACTATTCAGGTTGTGAGTTTCTGCCGTTATGTCTAAAGCCGAATGGGTGGCAGATGTATCTTAGATTCTACGAGCAACGTACCATGTTATACGATTTGGAAAAAGAGGAGTTGGAACAATGAAAGCATTTGAAGAATGGACGAACACGATTAAATACTGGAATCCAGAGAAATATAAAGGCGCTAAAGATGCTTGGAAAGCGGCTTTGAAGCGGGTGTTGAAGGCTATAATAAAAGAAAGTAACGGGCCAAGCAACCCAAAAGATTTGATGGATTGGATTAATGAGGAGTTGGAGCAATGAAAACGGCAGTAATGCTATTAAAAGGTATAGGATATATATTTGGTATATTCTTTATATTCTATATTTCTGGTTTATTATTTGGTATATTATTATATTTATTAATTAAAACTACTGAGTTTATAGGGGTTTAACATAAAAGCGTTTCAAAAAGAATGGAAAGAATCACCACCTCAAATTGAGGAAAGTTCCCATCATAAATCAATAGCTGCGTTTTTCTGGAGAGCGGCGTTGGAGTGGGCACTAAAACATCAAACTGATATAGGCTATAGTATTCCCGCTATTCCAGTTGATATTATTCAAAAAGAATTAGAACAATAATACAAAGGAGCAAAAGGTGAAATTAAATCAAAACTTTACAAAACCAGAAACCCGCTCAGTGTTATCATTCACCAAGGAAGAATTAATTGATGCACTTCAAGAATATGCCGAACAGTGTGGATATTCTTTTACAAAGGGCAGCACATACAGGGTTTGGCATCCAGATAAAATGTGTAGAGATGAATATTTAACTAAATTGGTGGTAGATGCAGGTGGTAATATTGGCGCAATACAGAAAGGAGCAAGAGAATGATTGACCCAAACATAAATCCACATGAAGTTGCAGTTGAAGAATTAGAGAAAGCTATAGCAGAGGGAGCGAGATTTGCATTTGATATGGAAGCGGTTGTATTGGCTGATTTGTATAGAAAAAAACAAAACTGTATGCCCAATCCGGTTAAGGGATGTAGTTTGTCATTGTTTCCTATGAAAAAAGAGTGCTGATTTGTATAGGGGAGATAAAAGTGAAAAAGAAAACACTAATTGAGAAAATCAGAAATTATCTTGATACATCAGGTATGTGTTATTGCTACCGTTGTGGTTGTTATTATGATGATGAGAGAAGAGCTAAGAGCCTGGCAAGATTCGTACAAAAAATAATTAAGGAGCAAAAGAATGAGAAAAATAATTCGCGGAACAGTAGGTAAAACCGATAGCGGCAAGTCAAGCAAGTTCGCCTCCCGTCTAAAGCGAATCGAGAAGCAGCAAACTGCCCATGACATTGTGTTCGAGTCAGAAGCATCTGTCGCTACTACGTGTTTTGAAGAATCTATAAGTGCTGTATTCGGTATGCCTGGGGTTGGCAAGTCAAAGTTTGCCGAAGAAATGGGATTTGCCTTACAAAAGAAATACAACTTATCCCAATCCGGTGTATACTTTATCCAATGTGAACGTATTAACCACAGTTGGAACATCCGCAAGACAATGGTTCCGACTTGGCCAACCTTCCGAGCCTTTGTCGATAAGATGGAGAAATCGCCCGAATTGGTAAAAACTGTAAAGATGTGGTGTATTGATACCATAGACGCTTTAGCCCCTCTTGGCATTAGCACCATCTGTCACGACATGGGTATTGCGGATTTACGAGAGGCCACAAGAAAGTTAGGCAGCGATGGCTGGTTTGCCGAAGCCTGGCAAGAGTTACGATTTGAATTGGAATATCAGATATTAAGGCTGGCCTCATTCGGCCCAGGTGTTTTGATACTGTCACATGAAAGAGAGAGAAAGAGGACGGAAAACAATAGAGAAGTTAATAAGGCCAGTATGGATTTGAGTAATTCGATTTACAATTCAGTGGGCGATGCTTGTTCGATGATACTCCACATGAGAGTTGTAAATGATGTTACAAGAAAAGCAAAGAGCAGGCCGATTAGGTGTTTAAGTTGTTTGAGTAGTGAAAGTGAAGAGGCTAAGGATAATTTAGGTGTATTGTTGAAGAAGTATCCAGAAGGAACTATGAGATTTGGGTCAGAGCGAGAGGCCGTTGATAATCTTTTAGGGTGTTTTGGTAAGCAAAAAAGTGTTGTCAAGAAGCATAAGAAAGTCAAGAGAACTGTAAGACGAAAGAGATAAAACATGCCAAACGAAAGAGATGTTCCTAAGAAATATACTGGTCTTTATGATAAATGCAAGAAAAGCAGAAAAGCAGCCATACGTTCCTTTTGTGTCGAGTGTGTGGGTTATGTCAGTTTTGAAGTAATAAAATGTACTGATAAAGGCTGTCCGTTGTATAGTTGGCGTAAGACAGGATAACAACGTCTTATTTTAGCTGGATTATCTACGTCAAATTGATCCACAATTGATTGTTTTTAGAAATAAGTGCTATGAGTCAAGGATAAAAAGTAGGACAATTTAGTGTGCTTTAGACACGTGAAAGGAGGTAATTCAACAAACAAATAACCGTATAGTAGTAATAGTCACATGAAATAGTATTATTTTTTAATGAAAGGAAAAGTGTATGGCACAAGTAAGTGTAGCATCAAAGTTAAGAGCGTTAAAGAAAGAGTGGAAGGGAGCTGCACCACGAACAGGCGGTGGGCTGCCAGATGGAGAGTATGAAGGAGTCATCAGAACTGCTGTTGTCGGCCTGTCTAAGTCTGAGTCCAGGCGGCTGCAATGTGTATGGTCGATAGAAACCACAGCACCAGAGGGGTTTGAAGGCCGTAAGCAGACTAAAACTGCTGGCCTTGAGTCCGAGGATAATCTGTGCTGGTTTCAGGGCGATTTGGCTGTTCTTGGGATTGATCCTCCAGATGATGTGGATGACATTCCTGATGCTGCCGGTCAGACTGAGGGATTGCCTATTGCCTTTAAGGTTCGTACCAATAAAGAATTTACCAATGTTGACTTTATTGGTTTGCTTGAAGGTGTAGAAGTAGAACAGCCGAGTAGTGAAGTTGAGGAAGGCAACGAAGATGAATTGACAGCAGAGATGGTGACAGCGATGGGTAAGGAAGAAGATGAGGACGGACTTCAGGCGATTATTGATGAGTATGAGATAGACATTGACCAAGACGACTATGAGACGTATGCTGAAGTGGCCGACCTTATCATCGCAGAATTGGCACTGTAAGAGAGATTAGAATGAGATTTATAGAGACATAGACATACATCTCTTTTGCTCAAACTGAGCGGTCTTGGCTCACCGCTGAGGCCGCTTGGTATTTTTGATTAAGGAATACAATGAAAGAAAAGCTATATACAATACCAGAGTTTTTTGATTACAGTATTACTAAAACCGGAAAAGTTTGGTCGAGTTACACTAATAAATGGCTAAAAACACACAAACATCGAGACGGATATTTGCTTGTTTCTATGTCCCGCAAAGGCAAGCACTATCATCGTTCTATTCATCGCCTGCTTCTACAGACTTTTGTCGGCCCATGTCCGAAGGGAATGGAATGTAGACATTTAGACGACAATAATCAAAATAATAGTTTATCTAATCTAAAATGGGGAACGCATAAAGAGAATATGCAGGATACTATCAAACATAGAGGACGTAATGGAGGCAGTCTCAAATTATCTGAGACAAATGTCAGAATGATTATCTATATGTGGCGAACAGGATTATTTACTCAAACAAAAATAGCTGATGTTTATGGCGTTACTCTTTCTTGTATTAATCATATCATAGACAAAAGAACTTGGAAACACGTTTGGAGTAAATCAGCATAAATTGGGGCGCTCGTCCCTTTATTGGAATTATAGGGGTTGAATGATGAATAAATTAATCTGCGGTGGTTGTTCAAAAATAATGAGAAATATGCCGGAAGATTTGGTTGATTTAGTTTTTGGCTCCCCACCTTATGAAGACGCCCGTACTTATGGAATTGACTTTAATCTGAAAGGCCAAGATTGGGTTGATTGGATGGTTGAAATTTACGAAGAGTCTGTCCGAATTTCTAAAGGACTTGTGGCTTTTGTAGTACAGGGTAGAACGAGGAAATTCAAGTGGTCTTGCACACCGGCGCTGTTGATTGCTGATTTGCACAGGGCAGGACTTAATGTTCGCAATCCTCCAATTTATTATCGTTCTGGTATTCCTGGTTCTGGTGGGCCGGATTGGTTGCGGTCTGACTATGAATGGATTGTTTGTGCGTCTAAGCCTGGACGGTTGGTTTGGAGTGACAATACTGCTTGTGGAAATAATCCGAAGTATAAGCCAGGAGGTGACTGCACTAATCGGAAAAAAAATGGGAAACGGGTGAGAGTTTCGGGTATGTTATCAGGAGCAAAAAACGACATGCCACATGCACAGCATGGTGGTCGCTCTGGTGAGTTGAGCACTGATGGTACGATTACTCGTAAAAATGGCAAGGTCTATCAGCCTCCCAAAATAGCTAACCCTGGTAACGTAATCCAATGCAGCGGTGGCCATCTTGGTTCCAAACTTGCTCATAAAAACGAAGCCCCATTTCCGCTCAAACTGGCTGAGTTTTTCATTAAATCATTCTGTCCTCCAAACGGTACAGCGCTCGATCCGTTTTGTGGTAGTTCAACAACCGGCCATGCTTGTGTAAAGAATGGAAGAAATTACATTGGTATAGATTGTCGTCAATCTCAAATTAAATTAAGCCGTAAAAGACTTGTAGCAGCCAAAAAAGAATTGAGATGAGAGAGGCACTTTGTGTAATAGTATTGTTTTATTGTGTACTTAGAATATGTTGGATAATTGGTACATGGAGTAAACGGTGGCACAAATAAATGAGCGAATGAAACCCTGGGGAATAACACAAGAAGAATTGGACTTACGCTTTGAATATGCTGAAGGCAGGATTACTATGAAGGAATTTAAGAGAAGGTATAAAGAATTAATGAGACAAGATTTGATTAGACGGAATGGAAAGGTGGTGAAAGAATGATTAGGCGTTGGAAATTTGTAAAAGGCTTTAGTGCTTACATGGTAACAGACGAAGGAGAGGTATTTAGGCAATCTTTGGTTAAACCTTGTTCCGGTGGTTCTAATGGGTACCAAATAGTTTCTCTATCTCAAAATGGGCAAAAGAAAAGCGCTGCAATTCATTCGCTTGTATTGGCCACTTTCGGCCCCCCAAAACCCGAAGGATATATAGCACACCATATTGATGGAAATCCTTTTAATAACGCCATTGAAAATCTAAAATGGATTTCAAGATCAGAACATAGTAAAATACATCCCAGGCGTAAAGGAGGCAAGAGAAACAGAACTGGTATTGCTTGTGATAATCCCTGGAGAGGTGAAAGAGTTAGTTCAGCAAAATTAACAAGCGAGAAAGTACGAGAAATAAGAAGATTGTATGCCGTTAAAAATGGAAAATATGATCTTCTTACTCTTTCTAAAATGTATGGCGTTAATATGCCAACTATAAGTAAAATAATAAATTATAAAACATGGAAGCATGTAATATGAAAATCTGATAAGACATGAAAAGTCTATTGAGGAAAATAGCCGAAAATAGGAAACTAATGACAAGATCAAGAAAAAAACCGCATATTATTATCTCTAAGGCGTGGGACAAATTCAAAGAGAAAATGTTTCGCCATAAAATTAAGAAAGAATTACGAATTATCGAAAAAGAAATTCCATTTAATCCAGATAGAGATTTTGAAAAATCTTTGGAGTATAATAAAATGGGCAGTTGGGGTACTCGTTTAGGATGGGACATTCCGCCACAGGAATCAGACGATACTTGGATGCACAAAGAATATAAAAAGGCAAAACGAAAGTAAAACAAATATTATCAACTTTAATGAAAGGGAAAAACAAATGAAAGTAATTAACACAGCATTACAAGTAGAAATGACACAAGAAGAGGCCAGAACAATAGTTAAAATGATTGGGCCAACTTCTACTGAAAGCAGGATGAAGGATTTTAATTTAACCAAAGAAGAGGGCGATCTTGCAGAGAAAATTTATGACGTACTATCAGATGTTGTAGGAGACAACTATGACTAAAAAACAAAAACTATTTGCAGGATTTTTGGTACTATTCTTAATTGTATTCATCGGTGTAGGTTGTATTCAAGACGCCATTGTTCCGTGTGAAATTGACCAAGATGCTATAGAATATACCGGCGAAGCACCAACAATGTATGCTCCCTGGACTACAATTCACGATGGAAACAGAATAAAGCGTAAAATGGAATACATTCATTTGACAAAACAGGAGACAGCCAAACGTCTAAGTGAAGATGACACTATGTTTTATGACTATATTAACAACAATATGACAATCAACTTGGATAATGCACAACAGATTAAGGACGCTGTGTTTGACCCCACCGGCCCATTGGCTATGATGCTTCCTGCTCTGATGGGCATGGGTTTGGGTAGGTATATGAAATCGCCGCGCGAACAAGCGTTGGAAAAAGAAGTGAATGGAAACAGCAAAACAACTACTTCAGCTTGAGGAGCAAAACAATCAAAGTAATGATTAACCCAACACAAACTGTAAATGTGTAAAAGGCGTAATGAAAATGATGCTCCAAATGATTGTCAAAACCAGTTTCAATGTTTTCCAGCCGTTCATCTATACGCATTAGTAAATCGTGGTCAGTTTGTTTATCAATCATTTAGTCACCTGCCATTGGTCATAGCTCACGGACGAAGCTATGGCCTTTTTATTTTCTCATTTCTCTTTGCAATTCAGCAAACGCCCTATTTTTTGCGTAACTAACGGCGGACTTTAATAACACACGCTTCAACTCTGGCCGTAGTCCTTCTCGTATTTCCAATTGAGACAGCCGTTCATCTAAATTTTGTGATACCAAAGCAAGGTATTTGGAATACCGTTCATCATTAAGATAAAACCCACTTGGATTTCTTCCTACATTAGTTGACACACCTTCAACCTTTTTTTGATTAGTTTTACTTAACTTGGAATGAATATATTTACCAGCCCTTTTTTCTTCATCTTTTATTCTTTGTGAATTAAAGGGGTCTTTAGCTCTATCTTCGGCTACTTGTTCGTCCAAATCAGCAAACTCATCTTTATACTTCATTTTGAGTCGGGCTTGTTCTAATCTATTTAGAGCACCCCAATCTTTATCATACTCTTGATTAGCCATTGTCTCTCTAAACTTAGCTCTGGTAGAAGCAGGGTTGACAGTATAAGACAAAGTTCCTATACCAGCAAAACCCATGACGCCAATTGGTGTATTGCCAATAAAATCTTTTACAGCCTCTGAACCATCGCCCTCAGATAAAGCTTCCCACATACCATCAGCCTCACCAGCTTCAACAATAGACACCAAAGCCTCAAAGGGAACTTGTTTTAACAAAGCTTCTGTTCGGCCTATGTCATTACCTATCCAATCTTTACCAGTTGCTAATGTCTTCAATAATCCTATCAATACGGTCTCACGGGATTGTAAGTATGTAAGTAATTCTTCTCCTGCACCTCTACCCCTTCGCGGTTGATATTCTCCTGTTAGTTGTTGCTTTGCATATTGATGAGCACTAACTCCCAAACGGGCTAATAAGCGATACCAAGAAGCCTCTCCGAAAGAAAAATCAATTACATCATTGCCTATACGTCCCTTCCCCCATAATGAATCTGTTGGATTATATGAACCGTCAATAGGCGGCTCTTTAGTAGGGTCTTTAATACGATATTTGTTACCAACATAAGCAGCCATACTACCCATACTGGCGATAGCAGCAATATTACTCAATACTAATTCAGCGCCATAAAGCCTATTTCCAGGCCCACCAGCAAATAAATTTGTTATGGCTTGTATCGTGCCTTTAGGCCGAGCAACAGTATAAGAAGGAGAGAATAAAAACCAGTTAGCGGCTCTTTGAATTTCTTTAGCTTTAGGATGTTTGGCCTGTACTCGTTTGGTAAATGTATTGATTATACTAACTCGTTTTTTCAGGAATGTATCTATCTGAGGCTGTGTGTAGCCTCTCATTCTCATTTTTTCGGTGTTCCGAAGAGTTTGATTAGTCAAAGACTCCATAGCTGAATTAATGCCAATAGAAGCCCCTCGCTCTGAAGCAGCAAAAATTTCTCCCCATTTTCTTAATACTATATTTTTACGGCTTAATAGAAAATCCGTCCACATACCATATTGTTGTAATTTAGTACCGGCCTCATGTGAGGCTGTCCAGGGTTTCATTCCTAAATAATTAATACCTAATTTTTTACCGGCCTTCCATGCAGGATCGGCTTCTATTTGTTGTATTAATTTATTAGCTCGTTCTTTGCCTCCTAAATAACCAACAAGGTTTTTCCATATAGCATTAAGATACATACGCGGGTGTCTGGCAGATAAAAGTGTAAGAGAACGTGCAGACTGAGGATCATAACCAAATTTAGATTTAAGGCCATCTCGCATTAATACCGGCACATCCCATAGACCATAAGTTCTTTGGGCAGCTAATTGGGAATACATTTTCTGGATTGTAGGTGTACCCAATACTGGTTCTAACAATCCAAATTCATAATTCGTTGGTATTTTTTTATAATATCGAAGATTATCCAAACTTCTTTGTAAATTGGAAAGCTTAAAGACATCTGCTTTAGAGCCATACACATCCATTGCTTTAGCAGAAATACTGTTCCACTGTGAACCAGTTAGTTTAGGCGGCTCAACTTCAGGCCGTATAGCTTTTACCTTAAATCCTTTCTGTGCCGAACGTATGGCCTCTTCAGCAGCAACTCCTTTTTTCTTGGCTATGTTTAATACTTCGTTGCCACCAGTTATTTGTTGAGCACGAAGTTTCTTAACTGCTGGTTGCCATTCTGATTTCTTAATCTTTTTGGCAGTAGGAACCCATTCATTGATAACTTTAATAGTCGAATCTATTTCTTGAAGAACTTTTAATTCTGGTTTCTTTTCAATTGGAACTTTTTTCGATACATCCTGAATAGCTTTTAATACCTTTGGGTCTTTGGCACGTATTCTTGACTGCACATACCCCAAACTTCGCAGGGCCGGAGGTATACCAGCACTAATAGCAACGTCAGCCCAATCTATTTCTCCAGTAGTTATTTTTTGTTCTGCCGCTGTCATTCCACCTAACATTGCTGATTCAGCGGCCAACCTACCAGTACGGGCTAATCTTGACGTACCAGGGATTACTTTGCCAGGAACAGAAAACGCTGTGTGCATTAAAGCTCCCTGCCCAGGCGCGCCTCCTGATACAAGATTTTGCACTTCCCATATTACTTTATCAGATACACCAGGCATTACTTTCTTTAACACATATAATTCAGCCGCGAATTTTGTTATGCCAGCAGCTACATCTGTGGCCTTTTCTCCAAAGGTTTCTGGTGTAGATATATCAAACTCCGGTACGGTCTCTCCTAATTTGTTTAGCACACCGTCTTTGATTAATTTTTGTGCGTCCTTAAAACCTAAATCTACGCCGCGTTCTTTTGCTTTTCGACTTAACATATAGGCCGCAGGTATGGACATGATTTTACCGCCGCCAACACCATAGAACGATTCTTTGGCGATTTGTGGTACTGTATTAATAATGTGTTTGCCAAACCTACCTAATAAAGATTCTGCTTCTTTGGCAGTATTATCAATACCAGACTCAAGCACAAATCCTTCTGGTGTTGAAGATTCTAATACAAATCCTGATGGAAGATTAGCTTGTTGTGTTGGTGTTTCTAATACAAACCCTTCAGGTAACGGCATAATTAAAATTCTCCAGTTGCTCCATATCCTCTAAATTGTCCGCCTGTGGCTGCAATTTCCCATGTTTTGCCGCTATCATAAGATATAATCCGTTCTCCGGTAGTTGGGTTTATGGCTGTCATAGGTTCAGCAGTTGATTGTGGAATTATTTCTTCGCCTGCCTGTATTGCTTCTGGTGTTGTTCCTAACTGTGCGGCCTCAGCTTGCAACTCTTTCATTGTCATAAACTTGCTTACGCTTGGGCCAACTATGGCCTCTAATTCTCTACGTTGTTGGGCTATAGTCTGTGGCTTGAGGGCATGTCTTTCCGCTACTATATCAAAACCAGAATATTTCAAAAGATTGGAGGCTTCAGGATATTGTTGCCAAAGTTCAAAAAGCGCCTTTGCCCTTTCTCCGTCTGGCATAGGGGTTTTAAGTAGGGTTTTCTCACCAGCTACCGCTTCAGCATTATAGCGTTGTCTCTCCTTTTCCTCTTGTTCAAAATCTATCTCTGACGCCCTTCGTGCTTTCTCAAATTCCCATTGTCTGAGGTAAAGTTGATTTTCAAACTTTTGTTGGTCAAGCATCATTGCTTTATTAAGTTCCCATTGTTTAGCAGCAAATAGGAGTGCTTGTTCTTCTTGTCGCTCTTTAGCTTTGGCTCCACCTATCATTCTTCCGGCCTCAGCGTAAGCAGCAGCTTCACCTTTAGGTCTTTTTACAATCGCCATTACACGCCTCCCCAATGTCCGGTGTTGAGTGTCATTATTGCTGTATCGTCTGCCGCTTCTTCATAAACTGCATAAATAGCGTATAAATATGCCAAAACACCACCAGATACCCAGGGAGTAACTAAAGAAGTTTGTGTTAGCATATAAGACTGTGCATCTCCTACCGAAGATAGTCTATCTATATTTGTAGGAGAAGCTGTATCATCAAGTTGAACTGCTATCCAATAAATTGTCTCTGCGGATATTTCCCAATCGACCGAAACAGTTTTCCAGCCAAGACCAGTTCCTTTTGCATTAGTGTTATCTACATATAATCGAGTTTGTGGAACACCGGCGTTGTCACTATATAAACCAACTTCAAAATTACTTTCTTCAGTAGCATTTTCACAATACCAACCAATCTCTGTGATTCTGCCTGCCCCTGCCGGTGAAGTGTCTTTAAGTGCTCTGGAAGTAGTGTCCATAACCTGACTACTTTCAACAGGGTCTCCAGTGGGGGCTTCTGTTACAAACCCGCAATTTGTTCCTTTTACAAGTCCCATAGTACCTCCTTACGGTGCAGTAAAGCCCGACACAGTAATGGAATGGGTAGTACAGTCTACCGATGTATAGCCTAAATCTTTATTGGCTGTTAGTTTAAGCGGAGTTTTTAGATTAATGACAGCCCCACCATTAACAGCAAAGTACATTACTTCTACTATATCCGCTGCTGAAGCTGTGTCTTCAACCAGTTTAACATTCCCTGCCGTAGCTCCATTGGATATAATTATATCGGTAACATACAAACTTAATCCAGAGCCAGGTGCAGAAACCAAAGCGGTGTCTGTTTGGGCAGAAGATTGATTGTCAGTTGCTTTCCAAAAACAGGGATGCACTGTTTCTACAAACTGTCTGCCATATACATCGCCAATAAAATGTACTCTGTCATTTTCTGCAACAGCCGTGCCAGGAGCAGTTCCATCCAAGTTATAAGCTTTACCACCAATCTTAATCGGATTGCCGGAATCAGTGGCATCATGGGCTATGTCACCGGCAGTATTAGACGCCGTAACTGTTCCGTCAACGGTAATAGTGTTTCCACCATCGGCAATATGAAGAGCGCCATCAGCATCTAAGGCAAAAGCGCCAACATCTGTGTTGCCCAAAGTCCTCGGTGTAGCATCATATCTACCGCCTGTCAAAACAGGATTACCGGCAGCATTGGCATTTTCAGCAACGTCACCAACAATCTCGATAGTATTGGTCGAAGCCGGTAAAGAGCCTATTGTAGTATGAAGTCTGCCACTGCTATCTGTAATCAAGGGCTGATAATCACCGTCACTACCACCCAAAGCGGCGGCAGTATTTTGCCGCACTGTCATGGCTGGCACACCAACATCACCAGAACTGTGAGCAGCATCTTCAGATTTACCTAAATTACTTGCACCAGTCCCAGGTATAACACCACGAATTGCCATTTTATCCTCCTATTTATTTATTTCTACAAGATAATTATTCTATTTATGGTTTTTATTTTCTTTTCCATTATTTCTTCTAATGCTTATCAGTATGTTCATACCAATCTATATCTAAACTTGCCCATACATCGGCATAGGTTGTAACAGCAATAACATATTTAGTATTAGGTTTTAACACAAATTCATTACTTCCTCTCATACTGCCAGCAGACACTGTTTTACTTCCCACCCCTGTTGCCCCAGATCGATGATTAACTAATGTAGTAGCTCCATCAGTTGATCCACTTGTCGGAGTGTGGGTTACGATAACCGTAGCCGCTGTAGGTGTGCCAACTCTGTTTCTATTTAGCTCAGTTAATGCAGTTCCATCTGTCCTATCCGACCCCTCAGTAATAAGCACTAAAATTTCACCAGTACAATCTATGTCAAAAACCATGTGGGCGTATTTAGTAGTATCTGGTGTAGTAACCTGCCACTTGAAGGTAGTAGTATCAACATTCTGTAAATCAGAGCAAACAAAAGAGCTACCACTGTGGACTTCGTGATGTTCATACTCTATAGTTTGTATCGTATTGGTTGAAGCATCTATTCTTATTTCATCCGTTTCTCCTGCTCCGCTTCCCCATCTTGCATTTAATAATTTCCACAAACTCATTTTATACTCCTATATTGCCCAATAAACACTTGCATCGGCTACTACCTTTAAGCATTCGTACTGGTTTATTGTCTGTGTTGTGTCACCATCTATTGTTGTACTTCCAGTTGTATCGGCATCAACGGTTATCACACCCGTCCCTACATTTTTTATATAATAAGTCTTTCCCGCTACCGTAGTAGGTAAATCTATTGTGAATGTTTCATTACCCGCTCCACAAGTTATTACATCATCGGTACTTGTTGCTGTATATGCCGCTGTCTTGGCTACGATATTTATAGAAAAACCTTTTACAGATACCGCACCGGTTGAAGTTAAACCAGCAAAAGTTGGGCTTGCTCCAGTATGTATGTCCTGTGGTGTAGACAGTGTAATACTTCCAGCACCATTTGTCACTGTTATCTGATTAGCTGTGCCTGTCAATCCAGCTAATACAGGGTCGTTACCAGTTGAACCTATTGGTAACTGTCCATTTGTAGCCGTACCAACAGCAGTAATAGCGCCAGTACCAGAACCAACTAATATTGAATGGTCGGTTAATGTAGCCGCACCTGTTCCACCATATTGAACAACAAGAGGCACATTGATAGAAGACAAAGCTTTATTGGCGTCAGTAAATACAAACTCACTTGCATCCAACCCTGTCAGAGTTAATCCCGCAAAGATAGGGCTGCTGGTAATACCAAGCCCAGAAGCAGAACCTAACTTCTGAATAGCTTTACGTACAGAGGGCCAATCGTCCTCCCTAATTGGATACTTTTGAGTCATTATTTAGCCCGATACCAATACCCTTTAGTTGGATGCCATCTCATAACCCTCATTATTCCATTTTCAAAGACATACTGAACACGGTTTCCATCTTCGTCTGTAGTTTCTACCGCAGTTCCAGGTTTGTCTCTGGCCTGTTGTGTGGCTTCATTCTGTCTAAACGCAGCTAATTGGCCCTCTGAAAGACTTGGCAAAGAACTTCCTCCGCCGCCGCCTCCTCCACCTGTAGGCGTTGTGCCGCCTCCTGTCCCACCCGTTCCACCTTGAACACTTCCAGAAGCGTCTTGGCGATTAAAGTGTCTTGCAGGATCATTTAGTGGATTGTAATTTGTAGGCAAACCACTTCCACCGGAAATCATAGACTGGCCACCAGAACCAGCACCAGCCGCAGATGCCTGTGTTAAAGCGCTATAATCAGGGTATGGCTCTTGTATTCTTTCAAGAAATGATGCTTTGCCTAATTGAGCAGATGATAGTCGCTCCATCATTAGGTCTTCAAGTTTCAATCTTGCCGGAGCACCAACTTCTGCTTCCCATTTTCCAGGAATCCCAGCAGTTGTAGTAGTTCCATATAATCCAGAAGAAATCATACCTTGTGTTTCAGCACCAACATCTCTTGTCTTTTGTGCTCCCAATTGCTGCAAATAACTTTTACCAAAACTACCACCAGGGCCATATCTTGCTATAACTTCGTCAAATATGGATTCTATTCGGCCCTGTCGTGCTTCATTAGCACTTCGGGCTTCTGCTCCCGCCGCCTTAAATCGTGCTTCCAGTCGTTTTTGTGATTGACTTTCAGCTTGAGCGGCAAACTTTTGTTTCAAATAAGGATTAGTTATATTAAGCGGCATTACTTTACCCTTCCGGCAGGTTTTATGTCACCTGCAATACGATTAATCGCCCATGTTTCGGACGCCGTTGAATTTGATAGTTTCAATCCTAAATGAGTTGACCTCATTCTTGTTCTTATTCTATTCTTCCTACCTGTACCACTTAGCGTTCCTGAAGCAAAGGCTGTTGCTCCATCTATTATATCTTCAAGAATAGTCTCAGCATCATCACCATTATATAATGAATAGCCCACACCATCTGTATCTGAAAACTCTCCACTTGCCGCACCACCGGCTAATTCAAATGTCAATGAGGTTAATTTGCCATATTTATCCACATCTTCGGACATTCTACTAATAGACCAAGTAACATAGCTTGATATAGCTGTATCCGAAGCACCTGAATCGTCATCTTTAGCCGTACTTACAAATTCACGTATATACCCATCATTACAACCAAATAACAATCCCTTTGAATCTGAATCTGTTGCTTCATAATAAAATGAAGAAAATATCCCACAGGCAGTAGGGTAAGTCTCTGGATAAAACCCCTGAAGTTTAAGGTTGTAAAAATAATTCAAATTAGTCCCATCTGCCAAAGTGGTAATTGACACCAATACTCCATTTTCATCAGGGTCGTATGCCAATTTTATACGTTTAGTGTCTTGATTAGGAGACCAATCTGATATTAAATTAGGAAGATGCAATTCACTTATATTCATCGGCTGTGAACGCCCTCCTTCCATCTTATAAATACCATTAGAACCAAAGAAATATAAGTTATATTGAGCATCCTTACACCATGAGTAATAGCCATAAACACCAGTATAATCAGCCTTCTCGCCCAATGACCCACCAAAGGCAGGGTCTCCATCTAACAGATGAATAGAGTCGGCACAACCAAATATGAGAAAATCATCACCATAAGGTATTAATGCTGTCACTGTATCACCAACATATCCGGCGTCAGTATTATTACCAGCAACAGCCGTAAGAGGGTCGGTAGATGAGTAAACCCAATTCCAGGGATTGCCCACTTTAGCCATATACCATTGATTAGGATAATTGGCATTGCCTGATAAGACCAATCTACCTCTATACATACAAACTAAAAAGGCAGTATCTGGCATTACACCAAAGGTAGAATCATTTCCAAATACAGTCCAATCGTACCAATGTGGGGGGGCTGTTTCAGCAGCCGAAGTAGCAAATGAAATCGAATTACTATCATCATCAGTTCCGGTTACAGTCTCTCCACTTGAAAACGTCTCTGTTGTAGTTCTTTTGCCATAAATAGTACATGCTGCATCGACAGTAGTAGATGTGATGTAATCTACTATCATCTCTGCTCCAGATGTTCCGCCAGTTAAAACTGTACCAAAATCAGGAGGATGTGAGCCTACATCCGAAGTGGCTATCTTTGTGTTTTGAAAATCAGCAACTTTAAGATTAGTTTCATTAGCAATAAAGACTTTACCATAACCTTCAGTCATTGTAAGAAAGGACGATGTATCTATCTCACCAACAGAATCAGCCAATTGAGTCCAGCTTCCTGATAAGGATTTATACCACAATTCACTTGAGCCTAAAGCGACCAAATACTTTGTTACGTATAAATCTGTGGAAGGCGGTAAATTAGCATTACCATATTCTTTGAAGTATAAATCCTTACTGGTCTGCTCTGTCCATGAGGAAAAATTACCCGTATACATTGTGCCGTCAGTATAAGTCGCAGAAGTAGAATCATATTCCCATTTGCAGAAGTTTGCCCCACCATACTGTGATTGGGCCACAATAGCATAAGTAGTGCCAGCAATAATGGTAGGCCCACTGGTGAAAGTAAAGGTACGTTCTTCATTGCTTGGGTCGGTTGGTAATGTATCTCCATCTGTAGTAGCGGTATCTAAAGCCGAGCCTGTAGGTTCTCCACCACTGGTAGCATAAATACCAACGGTAATTGTACCAGGACTATTACTTCTACCTAAATTCAATATAACTGAAGTAATTTGATGAGTAACCGATGCTTGGAATGTTTGTGCAGTATAAGTGGTGCTACTTCCCATAGTATATCTGGCATCCATACCTGATGTGTATGATTCATAAAGAGTAGCCATTATGGTGACTCCACAACACTAACAGAACATATTGCAACAACTGGCCCTTCCAAGCTTGCTATTTGCTGTGAATAAGCCTTGTCCAACCCTGGTCTCTGGCCTAATCTGATTTTACTCTCCAGTGTATCAATAGGACGTACATTATTCATGTATGAAGAATACTCTTGTGGTGTTGATGCTACTTCAAACCCTTCGGAAAAACCACGAATAGGCGGCGGAAACTCTGTAGCCATTATTTTTTCCTCTTATACTTCGACCGTTTAGCTCCCATTCTTTCCAATTCGGCATCACTAAGTCCCGACCTCTTTAATCGAGATGCAGTAGTTTCTCTTTTAATGCCCTTGAAATACACACTTTCTGATTTTTTAGACTTCAAATCAGTTCGCCAATGCTTGAATGGGGTAGGCTTCCTTCCTGCTGCCAATTCTTTCTTCGCATATTTTTGCCAACTTTTATGCCGTTTAATATAATCACTTGCCATTTTTATCCTCGGAAATATAGAATATCTACTGTATCGCCATCAGTTCCACCATAGAAATACAAACTGGATACGTCATCAATAGGAATCCATAGAGGGCCACCAGCATCAGCGTCATTTATTTCTATTCCAGTCGAATCGGTACAAGCAGCACCAATCTGTATTCGTGTGGCAGACGTATTGCCACTACTTGGAGACACATAACACCCAGCACAAGGAAGTGAAGTTCCTCCGTTACCCTGCCCTACATTAGAGGCAATAGTAACTCTGGAGCTACCTCCTGTACGCCTTATTGTGCTACCAGATGAACCATTATAATTTGACATTATTATCCTCCAATCTTATGTAGCGCTTGAATTCACTAACGCCCATCCCAATGTCTCACCATGCCACACAAATTCATTATATCCACCGGCAGCAGTTAATTGAGTGCCATTGTCACCAGTGCTGGATGTAACATCCACAGTCTCAGTACCACCTTCTGTCTCAAAAATTACTAAACAACGCTGATCATAATAATAACCATCAGGCAGAGTAATTGTAAGGCTGTAAGTAGATGTGGTTGTTACTCTAATCACACGGTCGATGACAAAACCATCTGTTGCACGGCCAGTCTTGGCTGTATAAGTTATTTTGCCCGAAGCTGTAGTAAAGTGCTTTACTCTTTGGGTCACACCAAAGTCGTCACGGGCTAAGAAATTTTCTGAAGCCATTTGTTTTTTCCTTTCATTACTAAGTTAAATCAGTATCATAAACATTCAAATTTGCCCTATCACTTCGGGCTTTACTTTCAGTACATCTGTCAACATACAGATTACCGATAATCACATTATCATAATCTTTACTTGAATCTATCATAATTAAATCTTGTATTAATTTATTGGCCAATTGAGTGTGTGTTCCTAAATTATTGTCATTCTCTTGTTCCGCTATGGCCAAACAGCTTTCCAAAATAGCCTCAGATGATTTGACACCACCGGCTAAAAAGTCAGATGTATTCTCAGGCTTGAGCGGGTCTGATTTGTAATAAAACTGAATTGGGTATGAACTATCCGGCTCTGGATAAAACCATATTTCATCCACATTACCTACTGACGGGTCATCAGTAGAAGTTACTATAGCAAAGTAGTATGGCGCATAATTAACTACACCAGCGGCGCGAAGATTCATCATATTCTCAGGTGTGGTTCTGGCCATTTGTTTGAAGTTTTCATCATCACCGTATGTTGGGTCAGTGATTATGGATGAGAAATCTTCCGGCAATTGGTATCGCCATTTTCCATCAAGAAGGTTCATGCTATGCAGCGGCCTTAAAAACGACCACTCATAATAATCACCTGTTCTTATATCAACCGGATAGAGGAATTGTCTGTATCCTCTAATAGTCATTTCTTTTACAGTTTCAAGTTGGTCGCCAACAGGCTCTCTTCCCCAACCTAAAAATTTACTAACAGCCTTGTAAATATCAGAATATGTTAAGTGTAATGTCGCCATTATTTATCCATCCTAAAGCTTGGCACAAACAGTTTATTATCAGAATCAGATTCATTGGAATTAGGAAAGTAAGAACTATCGTAGTCGATAAATGAGCTTATCATTTCCTTTGCCTTTGTAGCATGTATTTCCAACGCATCATCCATCTGCAATTCGGCCTCAGCCAACGCACATTCCAAAATAACTTCAGAAGCTAAAGCGCCACCAACAAACAATTCAGCATCAGCCGTTGGTTTAGCTGGTTCAAATATATAGTCGTATTTATAAGTATATACGGCATCAGGTGGGCTGTGAAACCAAGCGTAATATGGCGCTATAACTGTGACATCATAATCGCCCATATTAATTGCGTAATACTCAGGAACATCGTTGGCCACAGATTTACTGCGCAAAGCCCGTAACTGAGACATATTGATTTTTACAGGATTGTCTTTGTTTTCGCCGTTGTCAAACTTAAAGCCAGATATTAGACCAATCAAGTCTGTTGGTAAACTATAGGATGCTGTGCCTATAGCAGTATTTAATGTCCCTGTTTTCCGCAGAAAACTCCACACGTAAATTTTATTGGTCTCAAGTATAACTGGAAATAAGAATCTTCTATAGCCACGATACACTAAATCTTTAGCTGTAGTTAATTCAGCACCAGTTGGTGAACTGCCAGTACCTAAAAACTCACTAACCTTACCATATAAATCTGAGAAAGCAAGCTGTAGTGTTGCCATTATCTACCCTCTATTTTACGTTGTGCCTGTGACAAGATATTCGTACTTAGGCGTCTGCCCAGATTCGCCTTTGACATACACGGTTCCAGCCGGATAAGTAATCACAACAGGTATGCCAGCCGCCTTAGCCGTTTGGTCTGCATCAAATGAACTTACAAAATCACAGTCTATATCAACATCATAGTCAACTGCGTATAAAACAATAGCTGTTACTGTTGATACATCACCCAAGTCTAAGGCTTCTGCCGTATCAGCGGTTGCTATAGTACGATACATGTGTGCTTCTGCCGTTGGTGTAGTCTCATCAGTGCCTTTTTTTATAAAAGATATTTCTTCGCCTAAACCAGTTAGTTTAGCAATTATATTAACATCAAATGATGCTGCCATGTTACGTCCTTTCAAAATGGTAACAAAGGGAAGTCCATTTCCCTCTGTTACTCAGGAGACAAGAAGCTTACTTGCCCATCTCCAATTATTCTGATGTTTCAGTTTCTTCTTTTAATGTTTCTTCCAAATCTCTAATATCTTTCTCCAACTTAAATGACAACTTAACTCTGCCAGAAATTATTCCCATTGTCTGCCTTATGTCGTCATGTTCAGAGCGAGTCAAAGGCGGGCTGATACATCTTGCCAATAAGCTATCAATTTGCTGCAAATCATTTAACAAATCTTTCTCATTCATTTCTTGTCCCCTAACTATCCACTTTAATTTCTACTTTTAACGTGCTTTCGCCATTGGCCAACCAACTAAGGATAGCCGCATTTTCTTGGCCAAGATTAATTCCACAAATTGTCACAGTGTCATTATCATTATTAGTATGTAAATGCACACATGATGGTTCTGCTGTAAATTCACAAGTCTCACCAATTTCCGGCATGTCTATTCCTCACTTACCTTTTTAATTCTTATCTCTAAGTCATCATTTCCGTTTAACAGCCACGCTAAAGTAGCGGCGTCACTTTGAGTTATGGTTATACTACTAACACCTAATTCGCTGCCGTTATTCCTTGCATGAAATACAACATGAGCCGGACTGATAGTGAATTTACATACTTTATCAATGTTCGGCATAATTACTTTTCAAAAATAAAGATAGCCCCACCAAATGGAAGGGCTATCCTCATACGTCTTTATATTAAGGAATACTATCAACGGCAATCAGATAAAAGGTACTTCCACCAAGAACAATCGGAATTACTTTATCATTGGTATCAACAGTAACATCACCAGTACATGCAGCATAATCAACAGCATCAGACTCGATGTTGAATAAATTAACAAAGCCATGATCCGCAGCATCTTTATCGATACGGAATACAGTATTCATAGCAGTATTAATTGTTCCACGTGTACGAAGTCGCATACCAAATTCCTCAGTGGCAGCAGTACCTTCACGGTTGATTGCAACATCTAAACCACCGAAGTAGGATTTAGTACCAGACGTTAAATCCTGCGCGTCAATTTGACATGCGATACCATTGGTAATATTTCCACTACCTGATTTCAACGAAATTGAAATATTAGCACCATAGATATGACCAAGTGTTCCGGCACTTCTATTGCTTATAGAACAATTGATACCTCTATAAGTGTAGTTAGTGTCGTTTTGAGCATAGTTGCTGCCAGAAACATGCAGATAAGCACTATAACCATCGCCTGTAGTATCATAAGCTGCGGCCTTATCACCAGACAACTCTAACAAATAAGTTTGTGCGGCAGTTGTGCCGACAAAGAGGTTATCACCATCAATCTTTACGCCATACTCACGACCACTTGTAGCAGAAGAACGTACTGGCGCAAAATAACCATTAGTAGCCGTAATTTGCTGTCCTGTACGTGACAATCTTGCAAGAGCAATGCCGTTGGTACTTGAACGGTCAACAGTTTCCTCTACTGTTGCACACGGTACTGGAGTGCCATCACCAGTAACAGCCTGTAGAATGTAAGAATCATCGGTAATACCAAGTGACTGCCCAATAGTACAGTCTTTATTGGTATAAACAGGAATACAAGCACCATTTGGAATATAAATATCAACAGCACCAGGGCCAGTAAAACCATTTGAATGGCCCACTACAACACCAGCAAGCCACTGTAAGTTGGCCGTAGCTGGCTTTTCAACTCTAATAAACTTACCTTCATTCTGAGAACCTTCTGCCGTAGTCCCGCTTTCCGTTATCGAAGACGCGGTAGATGTAGCATCAACACTACTAACACCCATCCAGTTGTCCGTTGTATCTTGATTATAGCACAACGCATAACCCTGGTAGATGGTATCGCTACCTTCGTAGTAAACGGTAATGGCCTCAGACTTCGGGTCTAAACCCCATGTAGGAAAACCCATATTATTTACCTTACCTTTCTTTTATATTAATTAACTACTCGGATGTTGTGAAATCAAGAATCCGGCCTTTTTAGGCACGTCACACCATGTTTGATAACCACAATCAATAAATTTATCACCTACAAGATGCCGATTATAGTGGTTAGATTCTGATAATGTCATATTCCAATCCTTCAAATATGTGGGGTACAACACATTCATATTGATACCGAAAATAGGATCAGTACCATATAGCGAAGTACGGGCGGTATCGAGAATATCAACCCACACTAAACGAATAGCACCAGGAAGCGGAATCATGCTTAGTGGATAGTAGCCATTTGCAAACGGATTTGGGCCGACCTGACTGTTCAGCCTTGCATACAATGTGTTCAAAGTCAGCATAACATTCTTGGAGCTAAAACATGCGTACTTATTTACACGCGCCATAACCGGATCGGGAACATCTACCGGAGGCTTGAAGTTCAATCTCATCATAGCTTCATTGCAAATACGCATCAAACTCTCATCAATACTACCTTGATGGTCAGCATAGTAGTTGGCCATCTCAGGGTTGAGAGACGCGGTACTGTTCAAGTTACCCTTTGAATACGCAGTACCAGGAGTGCTGCCATCATTATACCGACCTTTATAGCCAGTATATCCGCCAGTAGATGATGCCGTACCAACAGCCAACCACGTATTAATTGACATCATTGAATCAACATCAGACGCACTTGTCGGGCCAGTCCAATAAGCAAGACGTATTTCGTCTATCAATTCAGCTTTACATTTACGATACTGCAATCTAACAGCATCAAAAATCTTTTCATCACCACTATTAGCCGATACTTCCATTTTGTTAAACGCCATTGCTCCACCGTAATACTTAAATGGAGTAATGGAATACTCTTTGGTAATTTGTTTGACAGCAATAGTGTCTTGCGCCCAGGGGTTTTTAGCTCCGGCATTACCAACCGTACCTGTAGTTATAAACCCTTTAAGCTCATCGCCTGTCACCTGCATAATCTGAGGGTGCATCCAGATGTTCAAATCCTCATACGTTTCATACGCATAAGTGAGAGGCGGCTCTTTAATCATAAAACGCTCTAATGTACCATGTAGTACATCGAGGTTTTGTTCAAATGTAGGTTCACCTGCCATTTTATTCACCTGCCATTAGTCATTAATCATTCCTTTTATACAGTCCTTTACACTAAGACTCAATCAATACCAGCGTCTCTCTTCATTTGTCGAATATCATCAAGAATTTCTTCGCGGGTGTCAGCGTATTTCTTTTTAGTTTCCCTTCCTACACGCGCACCTGAGAGCTTCGTTTCGTGGTTCTTCAAGTCCTGAATCGCTTTCCTTTGCGATTCTTTTTCGAGGTGCAGACCTTTATAAGTCGCAAGAGCGTTAGCCATAGCGGTATCTATGTCCACCCCCCGACCCATAAAGGCATCTGCGTACCTTACAACTTCCAGCCTTGCCTTCATAGCCGGACTCGTTGGTATCAACTGTCCAGCCAAACGACCAGAAGGAAACACAGGAAGCTCGTCTGTTTTCCCGAATACGGGAAATTCTTTAGAAGCCTCATCAAATATTTTAGAAGTCATATCGAACTCTTGTTTCTTCGACTGCTCCTCTTGATAGGCTTTAAATTTATCAATTTCTTCCAGAGTTGTTCCGAATTTTTCCTCAAGTTGCTTAGATATTTTTTCGGTTACACTCTCTATTAGTTTTGGGTCAATGTCTTTGTTTTCTTCATCCTTGTTTGTGTTGTCATCCTGTTCATTAGCTTCTTCTTTGTCTGACTCTTGTAAAGAAGACTGAAGAGTCGGTATCATTTCTATTAGCTGTTCATCAGTGTGTTTATTGGCCATATCAATAATATCAGCGGCTTCCATTCCAGCGACTTCGGCGGCATCAGCAAAAGCATTAGGTATATCTGTGCCAGCTAAATCAGGAATAACACCGCTGTCGCTATCTTGTGCCTTATCACCAACATCAGAATCAGCGTCATCACCAGGTTCTGATTTCTTAGCGTCTTTTATGAAATCAATTGTTTCAGCCATAAACTCAGAGTCAGATTGCGGTGCAACATCTTTGTTATCATCAACTTGGCCATCATTAACCTGACCATCATCAGGTTTATGGTCATTAACTTGTATATTATCATCTGGCATTATTTTGTCTCCTTACTATCATCTTTCTTAATGCCCTTAGCCGCCCTTGCTTTTGCCATTCTATCAACCTTATCAGCCACTTTCATCTCGGCCTTAAATTCATTCAACTCCTCTTTGATAATCTGCCTTACTCCATCAGCATCCAGCTTTTCACCTAAATTTATTTCAGGACGATTGAGCGCCATCGCTTCGGCCTTGTTTTTTACAGTCGGATACTCGGCACGACAAATAGGACATTTACCAGCTTTGTCAAGAGCACCTGGTCTGAAGTCGGCTTCACAGATACAACATTTGTGGACAATATCATTACTCATTTTTTGTGTCTCCTATCTATTAAAAACTAAATTTCCAAATACAAAAACAAACTCAATTATTATAGTAAGAAATATCCATGATTTAAGTTTTATTAACTTAATCTCTTCTCTTTTTATAATATTATAGCCAACAACCCATTTTACCAAGAAAAGTATTAATAACATAATTAAAACAATTGATCTTACCATTGTTTGTCTCCTATTAAAATTCAATATTAATAACATCAAAATTGTAATTAAGATCATCACGATCTTCACTGGTATTTTGATCCAAACCAATAAGTTTTATCTTAGCTTTAACTTCAAATGTTTTTCCTATTGATGACTTATCTAAAGATAATTTCTTTCTAACATAAAAACTTGGATAGCTTACTTTATTTTTTACAGGTTCAGATATTGCATCATATCTTTCTTTTGTTCCCAAATTTGTTCTTTTATATTTTGCCATAGCTTAAAACTCCACAAAATTCATTTCTTTAAGGTACTTTTTATAGTGAGTTTTATTTTTAATCACAGGCATATAGCAGCCGTTATGTTCACGAAAATCTGTCCCAGGATGTTTCTTATGTGCCTCTGCTTTTTGGTTCATCAAATAGCTGGCTGCATAAGGACGAGTTCCGTTATCACCTTCAAATTGATACTCCATCATTTGACTATCAACATTACCACCAGCATGTTGGGCCAATAGATTTTGATGTGCCATTTTTTTACACATAGGACATCTAAACTTTGGTTTCCAATCTTTTACAGACATGGGGCGTTCAAATGTATGGCCACAGCCGTTTTTGGAACTACATGTATAGACGTATATCACTTTAATTTTCAATCAAAGACGTATTAGCGTCTCTAATTTCCAAGACTTTAATTAATTCTGCCCTTACTGCCTCTGCTTTACTCTCATCTGCAAATCTGTCCCACAATAATTTTAACTCTTCGTGTTGCATTTCTTTAACTTGTTCAATTGTATATTCTTCTAAACATTTCATATTATTGTCTCCTAAAATTAAGTCGCCATAAAAACTTGGCAATTTCTCTTGCAGTTCTATCTACTACATCTTCACCTTTAGCCCATTGTTCTGCGTGTAAACATTCGTGTATTATTGATTCCAGTCCTTTATAATTATTTACATCTTCACATATCATAATCACCGGTTTGCATTGGTATGGATAATCACACTTACCATCAATAGCTTTTCCATATAAATCTATATCAAATCTAACCCTATTAAAAGTATGTGTTTTCACTGGTCGCATCATTTACTTCTATGATATTTAGCCTTACTTTTCTTTTCTCTACTCGGCTTCCAGCCCATTCTACGTAAACCACCGTATATATACCTTCTAAGACGTTTACCAACAAAGCCTTTCTTTCGTCCTGACCTTTTAAGCTTTGCCTTTAATTCTTCCGGCATTACTTAACCTCGTAGTATTCCGTATTCTCAGTATAATTATAATATGGATTTGTATGCACAGGTGCTTCCTCAAATTCATACTTATCCATAATAAACATCAGCCGTATCTGTTCAATATCCGGTATAAATAAATCACACGGCATAGCACAATTAAGAACAGGGGAATAGCCTCCAACAAGAACACCTCTAACGACACCGTCAAGTGTAAATATAGCACCACCGCTATTACCTGGATGGGCAGCACTGTCCGAAGTGAAAGCAATTTCCCAACCATAAGGCTCTCCAGTCCAGGGATCAACCATGTCCCAATCTCTATTCAAACCCGATATAATCCCTTTCGACACCGAATTGAAGTTAATGTCACCATAAGGTGAACCTATTATGAATATGTCTTGGCCTAATTTACAATCTTTAATGCTGCCAATCTCAACAACATCATTCATATCCTCTTCAATCCAGATAAAACCAACATCATGCTCTTTATCCGATACCGCTCTTGTTGCATGAGCTTTTTTACCACAATTAAAAGTAATTTCAAAATCCTCAACATCTTCTACAACATGTCTTGCCGTACATATAATGTGCTTATCAATTATAAATCCTGAACCTTGCCACTGAGGGCATCTAACATGAACAACACTTTTGGCCGATTGCGCTACTATGTCTGTAAAATTAGGTTCATTATTTTCTTTTAATTCTCGTATCTCTTCAAGTATGTCTACATCACGCTCATATGAATCTATCGACATTCTTTTTATTTCTTTTTTAGTTTGTTGAATTATATCTGTAAAATTAGGTTCTTGTGGAGTATTTGGTTCAACAATAACATCAAGTTTTTCTGCCAAAATTGGTTCGTTAGGTTCTATTACGACTGTAGTAGTATTGTTTGTATCTCCTAAAAGTATTAATCTTGGGGCTAAAAATTTAGCAAAACAAACAGACACCAAAAATATTACTAAAATAACTAAGATACCTAATCCATTCTTGTTAAGCCATTTTCTCATGTTTGTGCTCCTTGTCCCCCTGTGTTAGTGAGTCTATCAATTCCAGTACCATTCCTAAGATCGAACCCTTGTGAATTGGCCTCACGCGAGGGTAGCGTAGCACCCAACTGATCGTTCATCTGGCCTGGATTTTTATTTTCACCTTTACCTGTCTTCATCAAGTAATCAACATCTGGATTATCCCCTGGCAATACAGATTTATACCATTGTGGAAAACTATCAAATCCACCGTGTTCTGCCAAGTAAGTGTCAACCATCTGTATGTCAATGTCAGCACCTTGTTCTCGCCTTAACTGCATTGTCGGCAGTATCCATGTGGTCATTAGTTGCAGCAACGATTGGTACTTCATCTCAGGCGTTTTTCGCTGTGTACTATACGGCACAACATCCAGAATCAATTGTGAAAAGTCAGCCACTTTATCTGCTTTACTGAAATACACTGGATATTCATAATCGCCCAAACCTGGGACTTTTACAGTGTCCAGCACTTCCACATACGATGATGGGTTATCCATAACCATGTTCGTCCACTTGCGGAGTATTGATGTCATCCAGCCATGAAATCTAATGTAATATGAATTAACCATCCTGGCAGCATTTGAAAACACCATTTGGTCTTGACCTAATGTATCCGAAGTCGGGCCAGCACCCCTGAATATATCTGATGTAGTTGAACCAGCCTTTTGAAATTCATTATCAGCCCATTGAAGATATGCTAAACCTTCACTTGAAACACCACCAAAGTCAAACTGCTTTACGCCATCCATTCCTTTGACTGTCATAATGTCCATGTGCTTTGCTTTTTTAACTGCCTCAGCAGCTTTCTTTCCGACTGGTTCAGCGGCTATAATAGATTTTTGTGCTTCTGCTTTCTGCCTTTCCGATTTTGCCACAACATTAGTAGATTCATCAAGGTCATAAATATCCCATGCTGGCGGAATAGGTATCGGGCAATTAGGAGGATACCTGTAGCCCAAATAGTCATACGGATTTGCTGGACTGTCAATAGTTTTCAAAACAACAGCCTTATGTCCCATCGGCATTATTGTTTCAATTGTTTTCTCTTTACGATTGTATATATCTATGAAAGTGGAAAACTCCTCCAATGCCGCTTTATTATAATCATAGCCGCCTTTAGATGTTATTTCTTCAGCACTATATTTAGTAGCAATCTTACAATCAGACTTAATATAATCCGCCACTTGCTTGCCATACTTGTTCTTTCTGGCAAATAAGTCTTTAGCATATTCAGTAGGTAATCTATACATATCACCTTCAAAGGCAAAATCCGCTCTAACTTTAACCGATGGGTCTCCAATATAATCACACGGCTCTATAATTGCAACTTTAGGCGTACCGACTTTTATTCTTTCATTATTAATAGACACACATCTATCATATTCATTGAAAGTACGCGCAATAGCTGGCCCGAAGTAAGAGGCTACTGCGCCTGGGATAAATACATTCTCAGCAAAGTTGTGCTTTTCAATAAGAAAGTTTACAATTAACTTCATTGCGTATGCAAACGACCTAAGTTTAGGTGCTTTCGGTTCAATTGAAACTTTCGGATTACCTTCGGCCAAATATGATACACCAGCAGAAACGGCACGATTCATAAGGTTAATCAAATGCCATCGGCTATAACCTTTATTATAATACCCTGAAATCCATAGCTCTTGCAGTCTTTGTGAGTGATCTAAAGCACCTTCCCATTTTTTCTGCCATGTCTTCACTCTCTCTTGATAGCGAACTACGTGGTTGTGTTTAACATTCTTTTCTTCCAGTATATTAGCCATAAATTAGTTCCACCACTTTTTGCCTTTAGCCATTAGTTCTTGATCTCTTCGCTCCTTAGCTTCCTTCCTTGCCATAAAACTATTCTCGGAATAAAACCTATTCTCTTGCCCTGTCCCTGGTTGCTGTTGCCTTTTACCATAGTTCGCAATAGCCACAGCTATAACTCTGTCACCATGACTGGCCTTAGCACCTGATGTCTCAGTTTGTGCGGCGGCAGGGCCAACATCAATCTTGCCTTCAAACCACACGTAACTTTCCATTTCATTTATCGTCTGTTCGTCATAAAGCTTCAATGGATTGAATCGTGGTTTCTCCTTCAAACCTTCATGTAAAGCGCCATCAAGATAATTCATTACTTCAACTTTAGTGCCATTCGGCCCAGGAGTGCTTTTCCAACCATATTTGTTTCCGCTTTTAACTTTCTTACCCATCTTGTCTTCCTTGACAAATAAACTGTAATAACCCAACTCATCTACTCGCTTTAGGAAGTCAGGCATGGCGTTTTCTTCCCATATTAGTAAAGGAGGAGTATTACCGCCAACCCACTCACATAAGGCCACAACTTTCTCGGCAAAATCTATCAATGGCAAAAACGGCGTTACTAACAGCCCTTCAATGGCATTGGTATTAACATTTAATATTGCAGCAACAGAATTAGTAGTACCAGTTCCTTTTGACAAATCACATCCGACTACATAATTATGTCCCTGAAACGGCCTTTGGCTTGTCGTTAATATGCCCCACCAAGATAAGATGCCGTTTTCACCAATGTTTTCAAACCATGTATCATAGATATATCCATCATTATCAAGTGTGTAGCCAATGTCGCCACGATAGTACGGCCTACATGTTTTGTCTCTCAACTTTTCCAGCAGACCGAATTGGAAAAACATATCGGTTGAGCCGCTGTCAATCATCAATAAGTTCTGGCTCTTTCCTCTCGGCGTAATGGCCTTGTCTCTTTCAAATTTATCTAACCAAGCAGTCCTATCGCACCCAAAATTACTGATATTACCATCAGCGATAAAAGAGAAACATTTGGGTAAGTCAGAAAGACTATAAACAATATTATTGTCAATGGTACCAAACACCACAGGATAAGTTCTACGGTAGTATTCCACATCTTTAATCAATACCTTTCCATCCTCAGGACTTGTGTATCTTCCCGCTCCCTGCTCTGGATTATCATAAAATGACAACTCAATCACTTTATCAGGATGATCGGCCATAATTTTAGCATAAGGATGTGCTCCACCCCAGGGGCCGGTTGTTGAATTAAATATATTTGTAGGCGCTGTGTCAGCTAAGTTTTCAATAATGTACGAAGCTTCCTTTGGCTCTATCTGTGCGGCCTCGTCAACCAAAGCCACCCTACTTCTAAACGCCTTGCCGAATCCCAGGTTTGTAGCTTCGCCCTTAAACGCAGAACCATTTGACAAACTCTGCATAAATAGATTCTTCTTATAGATAGGTGGGCGTAGATATTCAGGCATTGTACTAAACATATACAGAAGTTTATAGAACAACGTCTCTTCAGAGCCAATTACACTTCCATTTTTTATTTCGCTTCCATCATCAACCAGATTCTCTTTACGTGAACCTAATAAAAACCTCTCATCCTCATTGACAATGAAGTAGAGTAAAAGTACACCAAGATTTATGTAAGTAGCGCCTTGCTTACGGCTTTTTTTGAAGAATCTATCTTGGCCATTCTCAATCGCTTGTTTAACACTTCTTACACCTGTTTCCTGATGTGGCCATAGAATAAAAAGCCAATGCTTGTGTTTTAGTTGTGAGTTGAACGTCCACAAAGAAGAATTGAAGAAAATCACAGGATCGAGAAATGACAAGGCCAAGTAGTTCGCAGTAGCCTCTTTATCAGTACATAAATACCCATGCAGGTCTTTCCTGAATGCTATATTCTCAAAAGCGTCTTTTGGTATTGCCGCAAGAAACTTATTAATAGACTTACTTATTTTGTTGTACTTCTCTGCGTTCATTTATCTCTTAAATATCAAAACACTTGCTATAATGCCTAAAAGTATATTTTGCACTAACGCAAGAGTGCGTGGGCCTTCCCACTCATTAAAAGTACCAAGTATTAATGTTGTATATGTTCCAATGTAGATAAATACAAAAATAGCAATAATACATAAAGTTTTCTTAATCATTTCTTTGTCTCCTTTTCAACTACCTCAGCTTCAATCTGTTTAGTGTCCCCACCGCTTAGCAATTTACCGGCCAACCTATCTATTTGGTCTCCAATCAATTCGGCAGTTATGTTCAAATTAAGATTTTTGTTCTCCACCTCAACCTTCTGCTTACTCTTAAACGCTTCTTCATCAGCCAACTTCAATTGATTGGACAAATTACACATCATAAACGTAGCCAAAGTAGCATTACCAGCTTGGTGCATTGGTATGTCCTGCTTTTCAGTCTTTAACACATTTCCTTTGGCATCATACTCAGTTTTGGTCTTAGTGGCTGTCCAATCATAACCAGTGGCCTCTCTCATTCCACTCGCGGCCAATCTCTTCAACTGCCCCCGTTTACCGTCATTACACGCCTTCTTAAAACTCGGAAAACTTCTTTTCCATCCTTTTATCGCTGATGCTGGCACATCAAACGTATATCCTAAATCATTTTCGCTAAAACCAGCCCCTATCAATCGTGCTGCTATATCATCGTATTCAGACTTATACATTGAAGTCCAATGGCCTTGTGGGGCACGTTCATCTCCTGGCTGCCACTTGACCCGCTTAACTTCTGCTTCTGTTTTTTCTTTGTTTTTAGCCATTTGAATTAAAAAATGGGAAGGGTGTCATCAGTATCCGTGACTCCCCTTCCCCAATCGGATAAATATATGTATAATCATCAAAGTTAAAGTGTGTTTTCATTCTTCTAATTTATCTATACGACTATCTAATTCACACAAAGTCTGACATACATGAATGGCATACTCATTCCAGTCTTCATTATTATCAAATAATGCTTGACTACATCTATATGCCATTTCATTGATTACTTGTGTTTTGTTTTTAAGTTTTAGATAATCTATTGTGAATAAAGTCAAACATATTCCCAACGCAAAAATAACAATATTCTTAGTCATTTCTTGTCTCCTAATTCGGCTATATTCATTATAGCTTCACATCTACTCAAAGTATTATAGGGTTATACGATATTCAAACTAATGCGATTTCTGTGTGATACTTCTGTACGCCCAATTTCAAGGCGACTAAGCATTTTATTACATTGTTCATCTGTTTCAGCACCTAAACCAAACACAAGATTCTCTGTTCCTCTAATCTTATCCACAAAATCAACAACCGTGTAAAGCACAGTTCCTTGCAGATTGAATGGTTTAGTACACACGGCATATCTTTTTCCTAAAGCCCTAATTTTATATGGCCTCTTTTCTTCTTCAAATTCAATCTTATCTCCAGTTTTCATGTCACTCTTTCAAAACATTATAGGACTATACCTTTTTTCTCATCCAAAATTGAGAAATATTTCTCTAACAGTATACCACCCTTCTCACTCCGATTCATCAAGGGACGTACCTCCCCCCTCCCGCTTGTGTGCATGAGATGTAGTGTGTTGCATGAACGAATGATTGTATGGCTTTATGTTCAACCGTTGGCCGATCAACGCTGCCGAGCCAAGCACTAATGGCCGTGCCACTGTCAATGTAGTAGTAGCCAAAGCGATGCGGACAATAGCTTGCCCATGTTATTGGTTCACTATCTGTCAAACAACGCTCAAGCGGAATGGGCCAACTGTATTGTTCGCCGCTTAGTACGGTACATGGTGTTTGGTTAAGGCCTAACAGACGTTTGATTAAACCGGAAAGTTTTTTATTTTCTGTTTGCATTTTGTTTCTTTATATGTTATAGTTTATGTATGGCGATAGTGCCGAATTGGAGGAGAATTGAAAAATGTCAAGAGTAAAAATAGGTATGAACGGCGACAAAGTAGTGTGGGGCAAAACACGCAACATAGTCTCATACTATGAATTGTCAACAAAATGGCAAGCCGAAGCAAGATCAAACAGTAATGACTATGAAGATACAAACTACTTAGAACCACTTGCAAGCCAAAATCCGACCAAACATGTTTTGTGGGATTTGTCTGAATGTATGCGAGTAGATGACCCCAACATGGACGGGGTTATTAGCATTAGTAACAATAGTGCAATGGCCGTCAAACTGTCTGATTGTGGCACAGTTGCAATTATATGGTTTTTATAAACTTGCCAAAGAATCTATCTACTACGTTTGTAGTATTACAACTGTAGTAGATACAACTATTCTAACATAGGTTTTCGGGTTTGTCAAGGGAAAAATTGGAATTGAGAGGAAAAAAATTGAGATGGATATAAGTATTCGCTTATATACCAAAGGCTAAAGCCATACAACACAAGGACTTAGGTTTGTTGAAATATTTTTTATTTTATCGGATTTTTTATTTGCATTAGTGGTAAAAAGTTGTTATAATATGGTATAGAGTAAAAGATTTCACCGAATTTTGATAGTTTAATGAAAGGATAAAATATGTTAGATTATAATGAGAAAATTGACCATCATTTGAATTTGGCAGCAGAGCATGAGAAAGCCGGAGATTTACCAAAGGCTGAAACAGAGTTTAAGCGGGCTGTGTTTTATGATGCTCGGAATCAGGGTATTGATGTAAAACAACACGTAGCTGGTTGCTGCCCGGTACATCCTGTGCAAGACTAATCAGCAAGGCCGAGCAAGACGATGTTTCCGCTTGCTTGTGCCTTATTGGTTAAATTTTGAAAGGATAGAACGATGATAGCACTTAAATTTATAATGATATGTTCAGCGATTAGTTTTGTATGTTCGTTGTGGGCGGATTATTTGTTGGAGGATTAAAATAATGAGAACACAATATAACAATG